TACAACGTTCTCCGTATCATGAGTGGTATGGGTGGCCTTGAAGCTACATGCTTAGTATTGATGATGATCATACTAGCTGTGAACAAGGGCCGAAAAGCAGTATGCCATAGTGAAATGAGCTCTTACTATGGAAAACCATTTGTGTCCTCACAATCATCATGTGTTTTGATGATATGACCAACTGCTAGTGATTCCAACGCGATGGCGTCGGAATTGCAACACATCTTGTTGTTCGGGAAACCCCTGACAGCTTTTTCTACCAAGCTTAACTCCGAAAGGAATAAGTGGCCAAGAGTAATGAACTTGGGTATGGTAATAATGAAAAAGATTGGGCAACCCGCATGCTTACTACCTAAATACGATATGCTAGTATATGGTAGGGCGTCAGAGACTGAACGGATGTGGGTCGTTAATGAAGGTTTAAGCAACCTGAGACGGCTTAAGATACAGTCCTCCCTCTAGGGAAACTTAGAGGATCAAGAGTGCTTACAGCAATTAAATTGCGTGTGCGCTTCACAATTACATTTTTATTTTTTATTACAGTTATTTTAATATGATTACGCATTGTGTTGCGTTTAATTATATTAAAAATTGATTTATTATAAAAGTTAAGTAGCTATAACATACACTAGTAAAGTCACATATAATTCGTGTAAAAAATATTAGGTTAGATCATAATGAATAATGATGATATGTTTGTGTTACAAGATGATTATATTCGAAATAAATACAACACATCAAGAGTAGAATTTATTCAAGGTCATATTAAAACTATTGGCAGAATGGCAAATAAAATAAAAAATCCTATATGGAAAATTCACAATGAAAATGGAGACAATTTTATAATCATGTATTGCGAAGTAGAGACGCTTTGTATATTGTGTCCTATAAGTTATCAAAAAATATTGGATTATGAAAAACAACAGAATGATAACAATAAAATTACTTGGTACAAAATGTCAAATGGGTATATTGCGTGTCATCTAAATATTTATATACATCAAGTAGTAACTGGATGTATTGGAAATGGTAAAGGAACAACCAATGGTAGCGTTGATCACATTGATAGAAATCCGTTAAATAATTGTTTTAATAATTTACGAATCGCAACTAGAGAAGAACAACAAAAAAACAGTAAAGGAACGGCAGATGATGGAACCAAACGAGAAAGAAAATATAATGCAAGAAAATTGCCGGATGGGCTGAGTCAAAATATGATGAAAAAATATGTTGTTTACTATCATGAATGGTTAGATAAAGAACACACAAAACAAAGAGAATATTTTAAAGTTGAAAAGCACCCGAAACTTGATAAAATTTGGATTTCAAGTAAGTCGGGAAAAATACCTTTGCTAGATAAACTTGAATCTGCGAATAAAATAGTTTCAGATTTAGAACATGATATATATCCATAATAGTTCCGTGAGTTAACTAAATAAAATAATTATACTATGTTTTCCTAATTTGAATGAGTAAACGCAAAATACATAAATATATATGTTTACATCGCTGATTTAAATAAATAATTAAATAATTAAAATAAAAATTGAAAAATTAATATAAAGACAAAAAATGATAAACACCAGACACTACACCAGATTATAAGATTATAACGAGCAATATGAAGAATTTCAATGAAGTCAGTACCAGCAGCTTGGAACTTGAAATCGAAAAATTAAAACTGCTTATTCAAATGAAGGAAGACAAGAATGAAAATGGATTGTTGCACGAATTGATTAACTCTGTCAAACAGTTATCGGGCAAAGTGGATGCCAACGAAAAACGAACGAAAGAAATGATGGAGAAAATGAGTGCATCGCAAATAAAAACTACAACCGGATTTAACACAGCTCTTGTTACGTTGGGTCCAAGGTTGCAAAAAATTCATCCCGATACACTTGAATTGGTAAAAGTATATGAAAGCGTGTCTGAAGCCATGAAAGAAAATCCAGACATCAAAAGACCGTCGATGAACAAGGCGGTAAGGGAGAATACCGTCTATCATGGATACCGGTGGTTGCTGGTTGATAGAGACCTTGATCCGAATGTAATTCATGACATTTTTCCCACAAAAAAAGTACGACCTCAAGTTGTGGGATACATTGCACAACTGAATGGCGACAAGACGAAAATATTGAATGTGTATATTGACCGAAAAACTGCCGCGCAATTAAACGGATATGAGTCGTCTGGATTAGACATTCCTGTAAAAAAATCAACTATATCAAGAGGATTTTATTATAAATTATATGATGATTGTGATGAAGAATTAAGAGAGACGTTTGAACTAGAACGAAATAATGGCGAGTGTCCTTTACTGTATAGAAACGGCGTTGGACAGTATGACGCACAAGGCAATTTGGTTCGAGTGCATGCGTGTAAATATGATTGCATTAGAACCCTTAAAATAAGCGACAAGACGCTTTTCAAGGCGCTGTCAAAAAATATCGAGTATAACGGATTTTATTTCAAAGAAATTGGTGAAAAGTTGAAATATTGATTATATTGGGTGTCAAGCACAGTAAACTTTTAAACTTATAAATAAAACACAAACGCATATAAATAATTTATCTAAACGATTTTCCATTTTTTTTAACATATTCTATTTTCTTTTATGTTTTTATGTCATTCTAATAAACTATTTGATTTTTTACTTTTCCTCCTTCTTGTCCTTCTTGTATTTTTTCTCCTTCTTATCCTTTGAATCCTTCTTATCCTTTGAATCCTTCTTATCCTTCTTGTCTTTCTTATCCTTTGAATCCTTCTTATCCTTTGAATCCTTCTTATCCTTGGCATCTTTCTTATCCTTCTTGTCTTTCTTATCCTTTGAATCCTTTTTATCCTTCTTGTCTTTCTTATCCTTTGAATCCTTCTTATCCTTGGCATCTTTCTTATCCTTGGCATCTTTCTTATCCTTTGAATCCTTTTTATCCTTCTTGTCTTTCTTATCCTTTGAATCCTTCTTATCCTTCTTGTCTTTCTTATCCTTTGAATCCTTCTTATCCTTCTTGTCTTTCTTATCCTTTGAATCCTTCTTATCCTTCTTGTCTTTTCTATCCTTGGCATCTTTTTTATCCTTTCTATCCTTTGAATCCTTTCTATCCTTGGCATCTTTTTTATCCTTCTTCTTATCCTTGGCATCTTCTTTTACTTCATTGATGTGTGTAAATTTATTTTCATTTTGTTTCATCCAGGTATTAAATTCATTCGATAATTCAATATTTTGATAGTACATGTATAAAACATCTTTAAATTCTGTATTTATTTTTGTTACACTTTCTTTTTTATACATTTCTAATTTTTCTTCTGGGAATAATACTTTTTTTGTGCCTTCATTTACTTCATTGTGAAATTTCCAAAAAAATACCTCCAAATCTCTCGCCGTTTTGATTTCATCTTTATTTATAGTTTTCATGTGTTCTGATGCATGAACGCGACAAAACATGCACGGGATTGCATTACAGATTTTTATAAATAAGTCGATACATTCATTTTTACATTTTTCATCAAACGACTCTTCAATAATGTTTGCTGTCAATATATGAAACAATTTCCATGTTGGATGTGACCATATGATAGTCATGATTCAATTATTATATTTATTATATTTATTATATTTATTATATTTATTATATATATATATATAATAAATATAATAATATTTTATAAATAATTAATTACACTAACCGAAAATATGATAAAAAGATATGTAAATATTTTTTATCATATAGTGATTTTACATCACCGTAAAAATGTAATTACTTAAATATTGTTAAAATATTGTTAAAATATTTAAAAAATTAAGTTAAAAAATTATAAATGTATATATATATTATTAATATATTCTTATAAAAGTAAAAGTAATGTCAAGAAAGTATAATCCATATATATTTTATAGTGAATACTATTTTATATCAGGAGCTTATCATGTTATAAATGTTGTAAATGAAATACTTACATATTCTGCATCTTGTTCTGATAATATGAAAGAATATTTGCGCAATCAAGTTGTATCAAAACAAGTTGCATTAAATGAATCCATTCGCAATCAACAAGACGCCAGAGTAAATGCCAATACCAATCCTGACAACGACCTCGATGAAGACGGATTCGTTGTTATAAAAATGCGAAGACCAAAACCCAGGAATGCTAATCCAATTCATACGTATAATGATGATGGTGATGTCACGTCATTACCAGTTGTGCCGAAGCCAATAGACAATGAAACATCATCGTCGTTGACTCAAACATCACTGCCGTTTCAGAGTGAAAGTGAATCAAATATAAAAGAAGAATGTGATGTGTTATTACAAAAAGTAACTGAACAAGTGATGCGCGATATTATAAGCGACGTTATTACAAAATTAGAGACAAGAAACAAATTAAGGAATTAAAATTTTTTATATATTTTTTTTATAACTATATACTATAAACTGAAATTGCGTTTGTATAAAATATATATATATATATACATATAAAACATGACAAAAGAATCGAATTCGGAACAGTCGTCAAAATATGATGATGCTGTTGTAAACAAATATAAAAAGTTCGTTGGAAAAAAAGAACTGAAAAAATTGAATAGTGTTTTTACTTCTGAAGAATTTGTTGGAAAATGGAAACAAGTAATGTGTTCGCCATCAACAAGTGTATTAGGATCAGGTCCAAATTATAGTTCTGTTCAAGCCACATATAAATTAAAGAAAAATGGTTTGGTATCTGTAAGAAATGATGCATACGATAATGATTTTAACAGAGATTGTATAACGGGGACAAGCAGAGCAAGAGACGAAAATGTTCCAACGTGTCGAACTGTAAAATTTAATAATTTATTTGATATTGAAGGAGATTATTGGCTTATATATGCTACTCCTAGTTTCAAAACGGTCATTGTTGCTGCGCCGATAATGGTAAGAATATTTAACCGACCGCTAGTTATTACAAATAACTTTGGATTTTATGTTTTAACAAGAAACAGAAAACAATTTTGGAGTTCATCAAGAGAGTATAAAAATACATTTCATGCATTGGAAAAATATGGATTTAATAAATTTTGGAATAAACCTGTTGCAACAGCAGAAACATTCGAATATTGAATAATTGAATATTACGAATATTATACAGAGCTTTGAATTGATTTTACAAGTTTAGAAACATTTATTTTTTCGTGCCCATTTGTCATGATCTGATTCATATACATGGACAATATAGAACCTAAAAATTGCGAATATGCATCGGGGTCAATTCCGATGTATTCGTCATATTTATATTTATCTCGAAATGAAAAAAACACGTTGTAGCAATATGCGGTCCCCCATATGTCGCAGTTAAAAATATATACCTTTGTAAAATATGAAGCATATTGAAAACGTGTGATTCCATCTCTCTCGTCGAACTCGGTAAAGTGGAGCAATACGTCAGAAATATATTTTGATACAAGCGTGTAATATAAATCATCTGACGATTTGATATCCAGAGAGATTTTAGAAAATGCGCTTGGGAATAAAATGAAAATATTTGTAAAAAATTTTTGGATATATGAATAGTGCCCGTTTTCTTTATTTTTTAAATATTGTGATATTGAAAAATCGCGCAATTTTTTAATAAATAATGGGTCATTGCGCATATTGGCAACACGATTTGTATTGTTTATAGCATTTTGATGTAAAAATTCGCTATATTTTTTACTAAATTCGGCTGTAAACAGAATGCTGCTAAATGGATTTGATATTGATATATAACGATTCATAATAATTTCTGGTATCGGGTCGTCACGGGTTGATATGCCGGATATTCCCCAATCAATGATTGTTGGCGCTGGTGCCGGGTTTGTTTTTTTATTTCGACTAAGAACTGCATCTTTTATTAGAATATTGTCTTCTTTCATGTCATTATGGATAACGCCTTGTCGGTTCATGGGAACAATTGCACTTAGAATCAGTTTTGAAATTACTTTATTAAATTCTTTAATTCGAGATGCTGTCAAAGGTATAACAGCGTCTTTGTCTTTTAGAAACAGCCATTCGTTAATAGATACTCCGGCATTCGGCATGTTGATTAGTTTTAAACTGCGAATAATCGGAGGCGAGTTAATATTGGATTCATTTACATTATGAGATGTGAAATTCGTGCACATTTCATCGAATCCTCGTAGATCGCGCTTATAAATTTTTGCGGGAGGGCAAGCTGTTGTTTTTGTAAACAGAAAATATTTATGTGATTTTGGTATTTTTTTCAAAGCATTATAAAAATGTTCAATGTTTCGCATTTCAATGTCGGCGTATTTTTTAAACAATAATTTTGATATTCCTTTCTCACCATGACCATTGTTTGCATTGTTTGCATTGTTTGCATCTCTTTTTATTTTCTTTGTTCCCGTTTTACACTTTAATTGTGGTTTAAATACACAGCTATATCCTCCTGGATAAATAGGTATTCCTCCAATCATTTTTTTATTTTTTTTCGTAGACATTTGATGTAATTTGTTAAATTTTGTAAATATATATATATAAATATATATATGTTAAACTAAACTAGTTACTGTTATTATATTTAATGATTAAAAAAAATCCTATTATTATAATTAAAAAAACAATTTTCTGCCAATGTTTGAATTTTTCTTTTATTTTCATTTGAGGTGTTTTATAGTTGTCGTAGTAACGGCCCAATGCTTCGTGTAACGTTAATTCTTCTTTGCCTAGTAAAAAGTTTACACGGTTGTGTATAAAATGCACCCATTTTATAAAAGAATCTCGACTGTCAAGATATGGAGTAACAGGGAATGTGTCCAATAATTTACTAAAACTGTTTCCAAAGTCGCTGGACGGCATAAAAAGTGGCAGATTTTGAATAAATTCATAGTATTTTTTTTTTGTTACGTCGTTTGGATTTTTTGGATAGCATGATGCCATGGTGAATAAAACAAACCAGTAATGAGGTCCCCACACTTTTGCATCCATTGAAATTTTTATATTTTTTGTGTTCATTGTATTTTTTAAACTGGTGGTTGTTGACATATCACAAGAAGATCTTGACGGTATAAATATGTTTTGTTTCATGTACTATATAATTTTGAACGTAATAAAGAAAATAAAATGAATATAGATAAATAAGTAGTTTTTATTGTTATATGTTGTATTCAAACTATATAAAAAGATTGTACTTTTTACATATAACTAATAAAACGTTAACTACTAATATTTTAACTAAATATATAAAATAAATAATACTATGAATATGGGTGGTCACTGGAAAAAATATAATTATTCGGGTAACAATTATTCAGGTAACAATTATTCGGGTAACAATTATTCGGGTAACAATTATTCGGGTAACAATTATTCAATAAATAGTAAAAATAAATATTATGACTGGAATGATAAATGTTATCAAATAACGCACGGTAATTGCAGCGGCAGTTATAGTGAAACTGAAGGTAGGTTAGTTGATGGTGATGGTGTGGATGGTCTTATAAAAGAAAAACGCTATAATGATAAAACGTATAATAGCCAGCAGCAATATTGCAATAACTGTGGTAAATATGGTCATTTATTTTCAAGTTGTGTTGTACCGATTACAAGTTTAGGGATTATAGCGTGTAGAAAGAAGTCCGTAGAAGCGACTTCAGAATTGGATGCACATATTATCGACGCCACTATTTCAAGAGTGCATTTGCATGAAAATAAAAAATCGAATAATGAGTTTGAGTATTTAATGATTCAGCGGATTGATAGTTTTGGTTATATTGAATTTATGCGTGGAAAGTATTCTCTTCATAATTACAGTTACTTGAGAAATATAATAGATGAAATGACGGTTCAAGAAAAACAAAATATATTGAATAAACCATTTGACGAGTTGTGGGTTTCTTTGTGGGGCGAGTATTCAGGGCTGCAGTATAGAGGGGAGCAACAGTTATCAAAAAATAAATATTTACAGTTAAGAAGTGGTATTACATCAGATGGTGTTAACTATAACTTGGAATCTCTTATTGCGTCATCGAGAACGCAATGGGAAACTGCAGAATGGGGATTTCCCAAGGGGCGAAGAAATAATCAAGAAAAGGATGTAGAATGTGCGTTTAGAGAATTTGCGGAAGAAACGGGATATAATAGAGAGTGTTTAAAGCAAATATTTAACATTCTTCCATACGAAGAAATATTCATTGGATCAAATATGAAAGGTTATAAAAACAAGTATTTCTTGTGTTATATGAATGCCAATTCGGAACTGTCGCAATCACGGGGCTATCAAACATCAGAAGTAAAGAATATGAAGTGGCTTTCGTATCACGAGTGTATGAACATTATTCGACCGTATAACATTGAAAAAAAAAATATGTTGACGAGTATCAATAATACACTTCATAAATTTTACATTTGCAACATTTAAGAACCATTTATAAGTTGTTATCATTTACAATAAGCAGTTTAAATGAGAAAATGTGCAAATCTTCAACAGTGTATATGCAAAGCATTTTTTTGTTCAGTGTTCAGTGTTCATTGTAATAAAATAGTTTTCCTATAATATAATTATTTTTATATTATAGTAATTTAGTAATAAATAATAAATATAATTTATTCTTAGTATATAGTTTATAGTTTAGTTGAATAAGTTTTTTATTTTATCTTTGAATTTATTGTATTTATTATTGTCATAATGGACCAACCAAAAGAACCACATTGTAAATACAATGATGCAACGGCGCGTTGTGCATTTAACCCCGACCCATTGGCAGCGCAAGATGATCCCGTGTGTTATAAAACAGATAAAAATCGATGTGCCGTAAAAAAAAAGAAAATAATTAAAATAAAACCTAAAAAGTCGATGGACCAACCAAAAGAACCACATTGTAAATACAATGATGAAACGGCGCGTTGTGCATTTAACCCCGACCCGTTGGCAGCGCAAGATGATCCCGTGTGTTATAAAACAGATAAAAATCGATGTGCCGTAAAAAAAAAGAAAATAATTAAAATAAAACCTAAAAAGTCGATGGAACCAATGCCGATGGAAAATGTTGAAGCGGAAACGGTAGGAATTGATTTCCTTTATCCAGATTTAAATGATAAAAATTTTAATTTAAAACTTGCCGAAAAAAAGGAATTTTACGATACGCGTAACACGGAAGAGGTTCTAAGAAACAAAGAATTTATTGAACGCGCTGATAAACTTTGTAATGTGCCATATGAGTTACAGTCGCATCAATATTTTGTAAAAAATTTCATGTCTTTTCAAACTCCATATAACAGTTTACTTTTATTTCATGGTCTTGGTTCCGGCAAAACGTGTTCTGCCATTGGAGTTTCTGAAAATATGCGAGATTATTTGAATCAGGTTGGAATAAAACAGGAAATTATTCTAGTTTCGAATACAAATGTAAAAAATAATTTTAAGAAGGAATTATTCGACATTACCAAGCTTCATCGTAACGAGTCAGGTAGTTGGACCATGAATGGATGCACTGGAAATAAATTTTTAAAAGAAATAAATTTGGATTTATTTAATGGTGCAAATGATGATGATGATTATACTGATTATACTCCTGAAAATGAAGAAAAAATAAAAATGAAAATAAAAAAACAAATTGATAAATTAATAAAAAAGTCATACTCGTTTATCGGTTATCAAAAGTTTTCATCCATCATTCGAATGTTACTTGATGGAGATAAATCAAATATTCAAAAACAAAAAAAAACGCGTAAAGACGCGAGCGCATCGGAAGTAGAGGAAGGAATAGAAGAAGGAATAGAAGAAGAAGCAGAGGAAGCAGAGGAAGAAGCAGAGGAAGCAGAAGAAGAAGCAGAAGAAGGAATAGAAGAAGCAGAAGAAGGAATAGAAGAAGCAGAAGAAGGAATAGAAGAAGTAGAAGAAGGAATAGAAGAAGAAGGAATTGAAGAAGGAATGGAGGAAGGAATTGAGGAAGGAATGGAGGAAGGAATGGAAGAGGACGAAGAAGAGGGTGTAAAAATTAAAATTACGAGTAATGGAATGAAAAGATTAAAAAAATATTTCAATAATCGATTAATTATCATAGACGAAGTTCATAATTTAAAATCGAATAATAAAGATGCGGCTTATTTGCTAGCACTTGTAAAATATGCGGACAATATGCGCCTTTTATTTTTATCGGCAACACCCATGTTTAATGATGCAAAAGAAATTATATGGCTTTTGAATTTAATGAGAGTAAATGACCGTCGTCCAAAAATATATGCAAAAGATGTATTCGACTCGGACAACAATCTTTTGATAACGAATGGAAAAGAAATTGGAAAACAGCGACTTCAAGAAGCATCCATCGGCTATGTTTCGTTTGTAAAAGGAGAGAATCCATACACGTTTCCGTATAGAGTATTTCCGTCCATGTTTTCAAAGGATAACGCATTGAAGCGGCAAGAAACAGGCGGTATGGGGTCAAAAGGTTCTTCAGGATCCATTCCTTATCCAAAATTTACATTCGATGGGAAATCCACCGTTCCTGGTCTTGAATACATTGACGTGTATATTACAAAATTAAAAAAACATCAGAATGGTATTTACCTTAAAAAAATAGAAGAACTAAAAAATAGGAAAGGAGCTATCACATCAGAAGAATACGAAAAACAACAAGAAGCGTTACGAAAACGACGCGATAAGCTTGGACTCGAAGAAGATGAAAATATAGATGATAACGCAGCACTCTCGGGTTACAGCATCAACGAATTGATTGCTTTGCGCCAAATACTGAATATGACGTATCCTTATAAAAGCGACTTTGAACACGATATTGAATACACATACGGCGAAGCAGGACTCGCAACCGCGATGGATAAAAATAAAGGCCAATACAAATATAAAAATCCAAAAGAACGAATTTTTTTACCAGATAGAATTGGAGAGTACAGTTCAAAAATTAAGTCCGTATGTGACAATATTGTTTTGAAGTACAGTAAATCGAAACCGTCTGAAAGCACATTTTGCGAAGGCATTGTTCTCATTTACACGTATTTCATTGAAGGCGGTGCAATTCCAATGGCGCTTGCATTAGAAGAGTTGGGTTTTACAAGATATAAAGGTGTCGGCGGTAACTCGAAATCGCTGTTTGTTTCTGGAACGGTTGCAAAAAGCAACGGACTGCATTATTCGCTCATTACAGGAAATCAATCCATCTCTCCAAACAATGACGCCGAAATTAATGCGCTGCGTTCCGATAAAAATGCGGATGGATCCGTCTGTAAAGTGGTAATCATATCAAAATCGGCATCTGAGGGTGTTGATTTGAAGAATATACGCCAAATACACGTAATGGATCCGTGGTATAACATGAGCGCAATTGAGCAAACCATTGGGCGCGGTATAAGAACGTGCAGTCATAAGAAGTTGTCATTCGATAAGCGGAACGTTCAGATATTTTTACACGCGTCCATCTTAGAAACCGCAGGATTCGAGACGGCAGATTTGGCAATGTATCGATTTTCTGAAATAAAAGCGTTGAAGATTGGAACAATAAGCAGGGCGCTAAAAGAATCTTCAGTCGACTGCATTTTGAATATAAAACAAACCGAATTTACTGTGCAAAATATAGACACGGAAGTTGACCTACAATTATCAACCGGTGGCTCCGTTCGGTATCAAATAGGAGACAAACCGTACACATCGGCATGCGATTACATGAAAAATTGCAATTATACGTGCGCACCAAGGCAAGAAAAACAAAATATAAAACTGTCAACATTTAACGAGTCGTTTATTCTAATGAATGTTGAAAATATTATAAAAGTTGTCAAGCAAGCATTTCGAGAGAAACACTTTTATAAAAAAATGGATTTAATTCATTTTATAAATCGCGTAAAAATGTATTCGCTGCTTCAAATTCATTTTGCATTAACGCAAATGATTCACGATAGGAGCGAGTTATTGATTGACGTGTATGGAAAATACGGATATTTGATAAACATTGGCGACTATTATTTTTTTCAGCCAGCAGAGTTAAACGATCCGTCGATTTCTATTTTTGAAAAGAGCACACCGGTTCCGTTTAAGCGCGATAAGATAACGTTGTTGCTAAAAGCTGAAAACGTAAAAAAGGGGCAACAAACCGTGGTGGCAGAATCGCGGGAATCAAAACAAGCAGAAAGCGCGGTCGAGTTACAGGTTGAAAATATTATAGCGAGCATCGGATACACGCACGCGCTTTCAATAAACACTTTGTTATCGAAAAAAGAGAGAAATGACATCGCAGATGCGCAAGACCCGGTATTAAAAGTAATACCCGGTTCTATTCCAATGATATCGCGAGACAGGAAATGGTATATTTATTGTTATGAAATGCTTGAAGTTATGAAGGGCGTTTTATCCGCCGAAGAATTGAGTTGGTATGTTTTTGTTCACATTATGGATCATTTAACATTCGAGGAAATAAATGCATTGGTTTTACACTTGCACGCGCTCAACCAAATTGCGACCAAAATGAAAACGTCGGTAGAAAAGGGACAGCTGGTCGCATCATCAAAAGTGAAAAATGTTGCGGTTAAAATCCAAAAAAATAGGGAGAGTGCGTATGAAAAATCTCTCGAGTATGCAAACTATATCATAAAATATTTCCAGGCGTTTGTTACCAAGGACAAAGATAACGTTTTATATTTATTTTCGGATAATCGAGAGAATATGAGAGACATTTCAAAAAAAATACAAATGTATTATAAAAATGGTGAAAATGTATTAATGCCGTGGTTGCAGTTTCAACAGGAAGAGTTGACGAGCACTGAATACAATGAACTTAAATCGGCATTTCAAAAGGGTAATCTTGCAGAGTTTGTCGGATTTATGCAGTCGATTAAAGACGGTGACGTGGTGTTTAAAATAAAGGAAGGCGGAAATCGCGGAAGTGTTTGCGCGACGTCTCCAACGATGAAACGAACGTTGCAAGACATTTTACAGTTCAAGCTCACGAATGTTAGCGTGCCTTCAAATATCACTCAAATTACGTATTGCATTTTACAAGAGATTGTGTTGCGACATTATAGTAGTGTTAAATTAAATAATAAAACGTGGATACTCAACGCGGTTGAAGCTATTTATTCGATTTAAGGTGGCGACTCATTAAATTATTTTTTTTATTATTTTTTTTATTATTTTTTTTATATTTTAATATATTAAATTATAAAAAAAATAAACAAAAAAATATGAAAACAAGAAGCTATCGTATGAGGGCTTTAAATTCATCTGAAGGACTTTATTTTGCATCATTATGGAGTTCTCTAATTATACAATCGCCGCCATACTTGTATGGTACGGCAACATCTCAAGATTTTAAGGATGTTATTAAGGATACTGACCCTACAACTTTTAGTTCTAAAACGTTTTTTTTTAAAGGACAAGAAATACGTACCATGTTTGATCGGAGGATTGATTTATTTACTAATGTTAATGCATATTTGTTCAATGCGGAGTATAGTGATGATTTGAAAATAATTGAAGTACAAGTGAATCCCGAGTTTAGTCAAGATACAGCGCGTAAACATGCTGAAAAATATGCAACTGTAATTGGCCGATTGCCAAAAGCGCTACGTAGGGATGTGCAAACAGTTTGGATTCACGATGGAGATAAACCGTTTGGTGGTGGTAATAACAACTTGTTGATTCATGTGAGACAGGGTGAGAACTACATTACAGACGGAATTCTTGAAGAAATATTAATTCACGAAGCATGTCATACCTCGCTTGACGGTTTATATGCAAATGATCCTAGTTGGATAGATGCACAAAAAAAAGACAATAGATATATTTCTACATATGCCCAAGAGTTTCCTCAAAGAGAGGACATAGCTGAAAGTTTTCTTGCATATTTTGCTGTTACATATCGTAAAGATCGTATTTTGTCTTTTTTTTCTTCGAATACTTATGATAAGATTATTAAAACCATTCCAAACCGAATAAAATTCTTTGATTCGCTCAATTTAGACATGTTGCCATACGTCAAGTCCTCTTAAACATATAAAAACTGTCTGTAATGTTTACCGACCGAATATGAAATAAAAATAATAATAATAGATAAAAAAGAAACGATGCACCATACAATTTAATTTAAGCAAATTGATATAATTTTAAGAAAATTGAAATATGAGTATATAAATATAAAAACTATATACTCATAATAATAGATATCAATAAAAATGACATCAGAAACTGTAAATAAAAAACTTGCTGTTGGTGGAGAAGAATCATTGTTGTATTCGAGAGCCGTTTTGTCTCAAAAAGTGCAGCTACCGTTTATTCTCGTTGGAACAAATATTGAAACAACGATACGACATACAATATCATCAAAAATAGAAGGCAAGTGCATCGTGGAAGGGTATGTCAGGCCTGGGTCTATAAAAATTATAACTATATCGAGCGGGACATTGCAAGGCAGGTTTATTGAATTTGATGTGGTGTTTGAATGCAGCATTTGTTGTCCGGTGGAAGGAATGCAGATCAAGTGTTATGCCAAAAATATAACGCAAGCGGGTATACGAGCGTTTACAAACTTGGACGAAAAGAATTCGCCGGTCATTATTTATGTATCAAGAGACCATCATTCAACGAATGAGTATTTCAATTCCATTAAAGAAAAAGATGCCATTCGAATTCGTGTGATTGGGCAGAGATTTGAACTGAATGACAAACAAGTGTCGATTATTGGCGAACTATTGCCCAAGGCGGCGATTACTGCTTCTTCTTCTTCTTCTTCTTCTTCTAGTCAAGGTCAAAGACAAGGACAAGGTCCTGTAAAAAAGAAAATTACAATTCGACTAAACAAGCCACGAGAAGATTGAAATTACTTTCTATAATTAATTTTTAATGGATTCGTGAGTCGTATTGATGACTGTGGTTTGTCATCTGTCGCCCTTCTTGATTTTTTCGATTTTAGTGTCAATGCTTTTGCTATGAGGGTTCAAATGCGCCATTTCGTTCGTTGTAGTCGTCGTGTGGTCACTAATAAAAATAATTTAAATAATAAAAAAAATCAATTTGTTTTTTTTATTTTTCATTTTTATTTGTTTAGGAACAGGCAGGAAGTGGAGGAAGGTCGGGAAGTGGAGGAAGGTCATCATCCCATATGGACGAATATGGTGGTGATGATGGAGGAAGTGCAGGAAGTGGAGGAAGGTCATCCCATATGGACGATGGAGGAAGTGCAGGGGCGGCAGCAGCAACAACAGAAGTTGCAGCACGATGAAGTGCGCACAATGCATTCATAGCTTCAAGATACTCACCTTCGGTCATTTTGTCTTGGTTTTTTTCAATCACGTGCATCAATGTAGCCAAATTTGGATTCACGGTCATTGTAAATCGTCTTGGTAATAAGGAACCTGTATAATATTAATATAAATAAAAAAAAATCAATTTATGTTTTTTTCATTTTGTTTTTCATTTTGTTTTTCATTTTGTTTTTCGGGGAATTCGGGCCTCCAATCCCAATAGTTCTCCCATTTGAAGTTGCACGAATGGCGGCGATAGTGGAGGGGGGGTGAATCTTCTGTATAAATGATGGAATACATCGAAGTAGGGTCAAATGGTTTGTTGCAGTCGTTGCACACGTATCAAGAAGGGTCGAAATTGGGCGCTTCTGCCTCAATTCTTGTTACTGAAGAAGATGAATTGGTTATTGCATTTGTATTTCGCATTTTACTGCTTCTGCTTCTAGATATTATTTTTTCTAAAGGAGGTATAGTTGACATTTTTTACTATATATTATATTATATACTATATTAACCCTTACAGCGTTGGGCATATTTTGTATTTTTATGTAAAAAACAAAATATTATGTCATTTACCAAGCAGTAACTGACATAATATTTATAAATCGTATAATTTCAAGGAATTGTAGGATGACTCCAGGAGTCCTCAAAACGCTGCAAGGGTTAATATAATAATTTTTACTAAATATTTTATTATATTAATATAATGTGTTTGCGTATACTGGAAGTTTACTGGCCGATTATGCAATCAATAGAAAATAGCAAATGGTGGAAAATAACTCGCGGGGTTCTGGTTTTCTGAGGTTTTACAATATGTATTATCACACCATCCATTCCATTTCAATATAGCCAGTCTATTTTTATAGGTTAACTCATCTACACTCCAATTATGACCAGTACCATTATAATTGTTGTCGTAGTTGCCTGGTGTGTTAGCATACCAAATGATTTTTCTAAACGGTGTCTCGACCGCCCAATCACCACATGTCGAGCCGGGGTAACCGTTCGCTCCGCCACCTCCATAAAATCGTATATTAAGATAAGAATCCCCGCCCCCGCAATCACTTGGATGATATACAATACCGTAACCATTTCGATCTGCCCTGGTCTCAATCCTTGTTACTGAAGAAGATGAATTGGTTATTGCATTTATATTTCGCATTTTACTGCTTCTGCTTCTAGATATTATTTTTTCTAAAGGAGGTATAGTTAACATTTTTTACTATATATTATATTATATACTATATTAATATAATAATTTTTACTAAATATTTTATTATATTAATATAATGTGTTTGCGTATACTGGAAGTTTACTGGCCGATTATGCAATCAATAAGAAAATGGTGGAAGATAACTCGCGGGGTTCTGGTTTTCTGAGGTTTTACAATATGTATTATCACACCATCCATTCCATTTCAATATAGCCGGTCTATTTTTATAGGTTAAGTCATCTACACTCCAATTATGACCAGTACCATTATAATTGTTGTCGTAGTTGCCTGGTGTGTTAGCATACCAAATGAATTTTCTAAACGGTCGCTCGACCCCCCAATCACCACATGTCGAGCCGGGGTAACCGTTCGCTCCGCCACCTCCATAAAATCGTATATTAAGATAATCATCCCCGCCCCCGCAATCACTTGGATGATATACAATACCGTAACCATTTCGATCTGCCCTGGTCTCTATCACCACTTCCACTTCCGTCCATTATATTTATATATAATATTTTACAATATTTTTACATTTCAACGCAAACAATATATTCGGCGTTTGAAATGTGTAAAAGGTGTAAAATATTTACTGCAATGAAGATTGTAACAAACTGTTGAAATTATCTTCACTCGGTTTTGCTTCGAAATCGATAACATCGCCCGGAGAACGTTCCAGCTTGAACGACGGATATCCTTTTACGTTGAAAGCATCTGCCAGCGGTTTCCCTTCTGCACTGTCGCAATCTACGCTTTTAAACAGAACATTGTAGTTTCCCACCTTCATGTTTTGATTTTTTTCTGTATATGCGTCCCAAATAGGTTTTGCCGTTTTACAATGAGGACACCAACTAGTTCCGAACATGTAAAGTGTGGCCGTTTTTCCGTTGGAATCGGGAGAATCGGGAGTATTTTCTCCCATGTTTACAGCGTATCCTTCCATATATGAACCTACATAAGAACCAACATAGTTTCTGTAAACATACACCCCAATCCAAATAAATAAACATGCGACAAGCAACATGACTAGAATGTGTGTTTTAGAATATGCTGTTTCAAGAGCAACTTTAATATTTTTTGCAGAAAATGCCATTGTTGAATACTTTTATCCTTTATATATATACTTATATTTATATATAATAATTATTATACTTACGAATTGTTAGATATATTTTATTATTTTATTTTTATTTTATTTTTGTTAAATAATAAAATATATCTAATATTTAATGGTATTAAATTTAATATAATAAAAAATTTAATAATAAAAAATGAATAAAACAAAATCAAAAAAAACAAGGTATAGGAAATTGCTCTCGTCGAATAAAACAAGAAAGCATAAAAATAAATCTCTAAAACGCGTATTTTCAAAAGAAGATTATAATAGCGGCGATGGAATGTTGACGTCAGTATGGGGCCCGCCAATGTGGCATTTTTTGCACACGATGAGTTTCAATTATCCTATAAACCCAACTGTAGAAGATAAAAAGAATTACTCTGATTTTATTTATAATTTGAGGTATGTTCTACCATGCAAATATTGCAGAATGAATCTAACCAGCAACTTAAAAGCGAATCCACTGCTAGATTGTCATTTAAAGTCGCGCGAAGCATTTTCGAAGTTCGTTTATCGACTTCACGAAATTGTGAATAAGCGTCTTGGGAAAAAATCGGGACTTTCATACTGCGACGTTCGAGAGAGGTACGAGCATTTTCGATCACGATGCACGAAAAATGATCCGCCTCCCAAGCTGTTTAACTTTTCAAAGAAAAAAGAAAAGGGATGCACCGAACCGCTTTACGGGCACAAAGCCAAGTGTGTTTTACATATTGTTCCTCAGACAATGGATATTCCTTCTCTCCGCGTGGATAATAAATGTGTCAAATATAAAATCGATGCTGGTGGTGGTGATAGCAGCGCCATCGAAAAGTAATAAATTATTTAAACAATCATTTATTTTATATAAAAAACTATTTATTTTATATAAAACAAACATTTTACAATACAAAAAAAAATATATACACATTATAAATAATAATAATTATAATAATTATAATAAAATAATAATAATAGTAAAAATGTTGAATAAAATTGACGGAGTTTTATTTCTTATTTTAGCATTATTGCTTGCATTAATTGGTTCCTTCTTTTATACACCCGCCGTTCGAGAGAATTTCATATCAGCTCTTCTTCAACCGGGGACGTTTCCAGAAAGTGTTTCAAAACCGATTCTATATGGCGACTATCCTCTTCAAAAAGGAACATTAGGACTATCTGATTTGAACAGTAAATCGTTGTCGGCATATTATCCCGTTTTCCCCAGCAGTTACCTTCAACGAACAAATAATGTGCGATATTGGGCAACACCGAACGACGGAACATGCAGTCCGGCCAACATGTGTGGAACACTCTATGATAATAAAACGCCGAATATTCACAAATTTCCAAGAATGATTCCGTTTTCATCGAAAGAAACGCGGGTCAACATGTTTGCATTCGATCAAGATGCAAATTCAGATGTTGCTGGTAACAATTGTTAATTCATGCTACGTTATGTTATGTTACATTGTTTGTTACATTGTTTGTTACATTGTTTGTTACATTATTGGTTTGTTAAAAGAACAACCCTGAATGACATTTTTTTTCATCCATAAAAGAAACAGGAGCAAATGACCCGTCGTCATTAAATTCAATGTTGGTTTGCACTTGAGCCACGTCATTTTTATCATTCTTTTTATCATTCTTTTTAATGACGCGACGTTTAGGCGCACGGTGTTCATACCCCGTAACCTTTTCTGTTTCGACAATTTTCCAAAGTTCTTGGATTTTAACAACCGCGTTTTTGAACCAGTTCTTGTCTCTCAAAACAAGGACACAGCTATACACTTCAAGGCGCCAATAAATGTTTTTGATCCATGTGATTGAATCATAAGCATGTATCGTTTTTTCAAACCACTGGTCAAACTCGGCTTTCGTCGTTATTTCAAGAGGAGCATATTGATAAAATGGTTTTTCACCTTTAATAAAATAGACAACGACTCCGCGCCGTTTTCCTGCTAGGTTATAATTCCAGTTGGTTTCATCGTTTACTTCATTTGAATCGGCGCAAAATGCATCCTCGTCTTCATATTCAACAAATTTTGTTTCTAAAAAGTCGCATTCTGGTAGGCGACACACTTCCATTTGAATTTGCATTTGAATCCAGTAATCCTCTTTTGGAATGCCTGTAATTTCTCTCGATACAACGTTTTTAATTTCGAGCATTCTGCCGTATAAATGCGATAATGGACACACATTGATTCCATCCGGCGATGCACCTATGAAATAATACGCGGGATTCGGATGTTTTATGCATCCAAACTCTTGAACTTTTGTACAATTTATCATTTCATATAAATCTTTTGACAGTTGTTCATATTTTTGACCCCAGTGAAGCGGCGATTCCGTGTTTACTTTATTATACTTTTCCACATCAATCGGGCTGCATTTTTCATAGATTAGCTGATTTTGAGTGGACTGGCTGCCGAAAACTTTCCAAACTGAACTTGCAGTAACTAACCCGTGGCGATGTTGATACCATGCATCCGTTCTTTGTTCTGGCTGATATACAGATTCCAAATACTCTATTTTGTTTTTCATTTTTTCTTTTATCTTTATCTTGTTTTCATTTTCTGTATTTTCCTTTTTTATCTCATTGGTTTCATTTAATTCGTTGGTTTCATTTAATTCAATGGTTTCATTTAATTCGTTGGTTTCATTTAATTCGTTGGTTTCATTTAATTCAATGGTTTCATTTAATTCGTTGGTTTCATTTAATTCGTTGGTTTCATTTAATTCGTTGGTTTCATTTAATTCGTTGGTTTCATTTAATTCGTTGGTTTCATTTAATTCGTTGGTTTCATTTAATTCGTTGGTTTCATTCATATTTTTAGAAGAATTATTATTAACATCTTGTTTATAACTGGCTATACATTTTAAAATAATATCCATTTCTGATAACATGATATCAGTTTGTGTTTCTGCGTCTACATTTTTTTTTACTACTGCATTTTTTTTTCGCATAATAGAATTTATAGAATTTATAGAATTATGTAAAACTCTTTGACTAGAATTACGTTTTGATAATGTATTAATTTTAATTTTATGTTTATATTCTATTTTTATATCTTCTGATTTTACCAATATTGCTTTTGTGAATCAATTTTTATTTAATCATTTCATCATTTCATCATTTCATAATTTCATCCATTTTTATAAAATGCAATTATACAATTATATAAAAATTGATTTATAATTATATTTATATAACATATTAGTATAATAATACATAATACATACATTCCTTTCTACTATGGGTTCAGGACAGTCAACGTTAACTGGCAAATCGAGTTGCACGATTGTATCGATTGAGGGCAATATTGGCTCAGGAAAGACAACCGCGAAGGAAAAGTTGAAGGAGTATATTATACAAAATAATGGTATGGAATCGACCGTGTTTGTCGATGAACCGACGGACGAATGGCAAACAATCCAAGATGAAAATGGTGTGCCGATTCTGGTAAATTTATATAGAGATATAAAACGATTTGCATTTCGATTTCAAATGATGGCATACATTTCCCGACTCAAAAAGTTGAGAGATGCTTTGAGAAATCCAAATATAAAAATCATCATTACGGAGCGGTGCCTTATCACCGATGCGCACGTGTTTGCAAAAATGCTTTATGATTCGAAGCATATTGAAGAAGACGAGTATCAAATTTACACAAGATGGTTTGATGAATTCGCGAAAGAAGTTGAACCTTCGTGCATCGTTTATTTCAAAGCATGTACCGATGTTTGCATGAGCCGAATAAAAAAACGAAGTCGGGTTGGCGAACAAGACATGCAATATGAATATTTAGACAGATGCAATAAATATCACGAAGAATGGTTAATAACAGATCCAACCACTTTAATTCCGGTTCTAATATTAAATGCAAATCAAGAAAATTGTCATTATAGCGGACACATTTATAAATACATTTACGATATTCGCGCTTCAAAAATCCTTGGAGTGTTGCATCATTTGAAAACTTACGTAAACAGTAGTAACGATGTTAGAAAAATGTTTTACGACGACTCGACTTTCGACGTGCGCAACGATTGTGATGCCGATGAAAACAAGCATACATATTCATGCGTCAATGTATAAAATGTTCAATTGTTTTTGAGGTTTGTATTTTATTATATCCAATTCTCTCGACGTTGTCGGAAACAACTCTCTCCCGTAAATGTCTTGTAAAAGCAACCATTCAAACATTCCTCCCGTATAAACAAATACATTTTTTATTCCGAGTTTCACAAGTTGATCATACTTGGAGTAAATGCTTTCATCATTTGAATTGGTTCCGTAAACGATAATTGTTGTACTCTTTGAAAATTTATCATTCAGTATACTATTTATAATTTCTTCTTCTTCTTGTATTGCAATCGTATGTTGAATCAAGCACGACTGCCAGTTTTTATCCATTGTATTTATAATGATGTATTTATAATTATGTTGATCAGTTTTATGTTTTAAAGAAAACTTGCACGCATGTTGCACGTCTTCATAATTTATTTTATTTTTTGAATTATTCGATCCCATAGTTTTATTCAAGTATAAACGGAACAACGGAACAACGGAGGAACATGTATTAATTAAAAATATACAATTTTATTTATATATTTTTAATCATTAATAGATATTCAATATATATATATATTTTATATTAAAAAAAATTGATAATTTTATGAAATGAATAACATTCCATAAACGGTAATTTTATTCATTCATTCATTCATTCATTCATTCATTCATTCATTCATTCATTCATTCATTCATTCATAAATTAATTATTTATAATGAATTATTCTAATTATTCGATTATAACGGTAGACGGCAACACAAATGACACGCTGATTGAAGATGTTACTACAAGTCCATATAATGAACGAGTAATCATCGTATTGGCGTATTTCGCAGTATCGTTACTATTTGGATTTCCGATTTTAATGGTCCTTTTGTGCATCAATAGAATGAGGGGAGATCCACCCTGTGATAAACTAAAAGAAGCATGTTGTTGCGAATTTTGCTAATAAAAAATTAATAAAAAATATTTTTTATTAATATAAATATATAAATTATATATTTATATTATATTATTTAAAAAATAATTATAAAAAATTTATTATAAAAATTGATATTAAATTAAATTAAAATACATCCATTTATATAACAACACAAGTATAAAATGTCTAATAATCAAGATGGGTCAGTGACGGAAGAAGTACCAGTACCGACTAAAAAACCTACACGAAATATATTAATAGTATTGCACAATATGATTCGCGTTATTCCAGATGAATGTGAAGAGAATTTCAAACGTGATTTAGAACGACAATTGACAAAAGGATCATATGTAGCTCCTGAAAATGTGTATACTGTTTGGCGAAATGTTCAAAATATAATCACAAACCGATTTAATGCGTACAATGATAAATCTACTTTACCTAAATGGTGTGAATTATTACTTGATATATGGACTGATAATAAAACTGTTCCCTGATTATATTTTGACATAATATGCAAACTTTATTAAAATTATACTATCAAATTAAATAAAATATAAAATATATAAATAAATTATATTTTATATTACAATACAAAATAAACAATTTCCATCAGTTCAATCCACTTCTTCAATGTTTGGTCCCGATCCTGAATGCGAACTCTCGCCCGGACCACCACCACCTCCATACAGCTTGGAAACAATCGGCGTAACAACGCCCTCCAACTTCTTTTGCTCGGCTTCATACTGTTCCGCATCTGTTTCTGATCCCGACACCGTTTCAAGCCACTCGAGCGCAGATTTGCACGCGTCCTCGATTGTCGCGCGATCGTTTTCGGTCAGCTTGTCTTTTAATCCAGGTTCAGATGTCGAATTCTTCACGGAATACACGTAATTTTCAAACCCATTTCGCGCATCGATTTTTTTCTTGTGTTTGGCGTCTTCCTCCTTGTATCGCTCCGCCTCTGAAACCATGCGCTCAATGTCGTCCTTTGACAGTCGCCCCTTGTCATTCGTAATTGTGATCTTGTTCGACTTTCCGCCCGCTTTATCCATCGCATTCACATTGAGAACACCGTTCGCATCCATGTCAAACGTTACCTCGATCTGCGGAACGCCGCGCGGCGCGGGAGGAATGCCGTCTAGTTGAAACTTGCCCAAAATGTTGTTGTCCTTTGTAAGCTGGCGCTCACCTTCAAACACCTGAATTAAAACACCCGGCTGATTGTCCGCATACGTTGAAAATGTCTGACTCTTCTTGCACGGAATCGTGGAATTGCGCTCGATCAATTTGGTCATGACACCGCCCGCAGTTTCAATGCCAAGCGACAGCGGCGCAACATCAAGCAACAAAATATCTTGCGTAACTTTCGACTGACTGCCCGTCAAAATAGCCGCTTGCACGGCCGCGCCATACGCCACCGCCTCATCCGGATTAATCGAACGATTCAACTCTTTGCCGTTGAAATACTCCATGAGCAAACTGCACACTTTCGGAATGCGAGTGGAACCGCCAACTAGGACAATCTCGTTAATGCTGCTTTTCGACATTTTAGAATCTCTTAACACGCGGTCCACCGGGTCAATCGTCGAACGAAACAAGTCAATGCACAACTCTTCAAACTTTGCGCGCGTGATTTTGGTCATGAAATCCGACCCGTCGAATAATGAATCCACCTCAATTGTTGTTTCCGTGGATGCCGACAGAGTGCGCTTGGCACGCTCACACGCGGTTCTCAGTCGCCTCAGTGCCCGGTTATTACCGGTTGGATCCTTCTTGGTCTTGCGTTTAAACTCTTGCACGCACCAGCTCACCAGCCGATTGTCAAAATCCTCTCCTCCCAAATGCGTGTCTCCCGCCGTGGCTTTCACTTCAAAAATGCCATCATCAATTGTGAGAAGCGACACGTCGAATGTTCCGCCTCCCAAATCGAAAATTAAAATATTACTTTCGCCTTGTCCTTTTTTGTCGAGACCGTATGCAATCGCAGCAGCAGTCGGCTCGTTAATAATGCGCAGCACGTTAAGACCGGCAATTGCCCCTGCATCCTTTGTGGCCTGTCGCTGACCGTCATTAAAATATGCGGGCACTGTAATAACCGCGTCTTTCACCACGTCGCCCAAATAGCTCTCCGCGATTTCCTTCATCTTTAGTAGCACCATTGCAGAAATTTCTTCCGGTGAAAACGTCTTTTCTTCGCCCTTAAAATTTACCTGAATATGCGGCTTACCGCCGTCTTTTCCAACCACCTTGAAAGACCAGTGTTTCATATCGTTTTGAATACTCGCGTCGTCGATTTTTCTACCAATCAAACGCTTGGCATCAAATACCGTATTTTCCGGATTCATTGACACCTGGTTCTTCGCTGCGTCTCCAATGAGGCGTTCACTTTCCGTAAATGCAACATACGACGGCGTTGTTCTATTTCCTTGATCATTTGCAATAATTTCTACGCGCTCGTTTTGCCACACACCGACACACGAGTACGTTGTTCCCAAATCAATTCCAATCGCTTTTGACATACTTTTTATAAATGTATTTTTCTTGTCGTAGTTAAACTTACTATTATCTTTTTAAATGATTTCAATAAATATTTTATTACTTTATAATAGTATCTTTACTTTACCAACCAACAATATTTACATTGTTTCGTTATAAACGTTATAAAATATATTAAAACAATTTAAACCAATTTTTTATATATTATAAAGAATCAAACTTTAAAATATAAGTTTATTTATTTATCATCCATGAGAACTAAAAAAATGAATAACATCACAAAGTCGGAGTCGGAATCAGAAATTTCACATTTGTTGAAACCAGATCACACTACATATACAGATATGACGACCACACCTATAACGCCAGTTGAACCGGATATGGAATTAAATATTACGGAAAATGTTGAAAATGTTGCCATCAACACAATTATTGTAGAAAAGAAAAAAAGAGGCAGAAAGAAACTTATTAAACCCGATACTACAAATCCTTTGAATGAATGTGGTGGCGAACAAGGTGATAATACTAATAATAATACTAATACCTCAAATGCAAATGCAATCTGTGAGAATGGTGGAAGTACAAATCCGGATATGGATGCATGTACAGGTGCAGGTGCAGGTGCAAATATAAATAAAAAAGAGAAAAAACAACGTAAAGTGAGAATTTCAAAAAAAGAGAAACAACAGAAAACTTTACAGTTAGTTGACGATGTTTGTAATCTAGAGGAAGCATCTTCGACATTATTGTCTACAACAACAACAGCAACAACAGCAACAACAACAGCAACAGCAACAACAGCAACAACAGCAACAACGGCAACCATTGTTCATAAAAAACGAGGACGAAAACCGCGAGGCGGTAAAATCATTCATGAAAATCAAATGCAATCAAATAACAATCCAGAAGTTCCCAATATCATATTACATTTGAAATGCGTAATATCGGACTTGAAAAAGTCGAATGAAATAAATTCGCATAAACTAGATAATTACTGTAGTGAAAAAAAAATGGAAATATTGTGTTATAATGATAATGACCAAACCACTTCATTTTCTTCGGATATATCTAGTATATCAAATTATGATAATGATAGTAAAAATATGACACAGTATAACAAGAGTGTTATAAAGGAAGACGACCAGAACTTGATGTCGTCGAATTCAAATAAAAAGTATGATCCTTCAACATTTTCTATACATCCCACACCGATTCCGGTTACCACCGAAACAAATGCTTCGAATGCAGTTTCATTTTCTTTTTCAGATAAAGAACTGAATGATAGTGACTGCGGATTAGATTGTAAAAATACAAATAATAAAGAAATATGGAAAAAAATTTCACAGTTAAAGTTGAATTTTCATAGGAGTGACACAATGGGTATACAGCGTTCTTCGTGTTTCTGGGATACTTGTGAATTTGATACACCCCCGATTCATATTCCAATGTCGTCAACAAAGGGGTACGGGTGCTTTTGTCATCCTGAATGTGCCGTGGCTTATTTGATGAATGAAAATATTGACACGTCTATTAAATTTGAACGTTATTACCTTTTGAATTCTATATATGGTCCGATATATAACTATAATAAAAGCATCAAACCGGCGGCGAATCCACATTATTTATTAAATAAATTTTACGGAAACTTGACAATCAATGAATATCGAAAACTGTTTCAGTGTGAACAAGTTATTTATATGGTAAATAAACCGCTTACGAATGTTTTACCCGAATTATATGAAGACAATAATGATTTTTTTACTGGAAACAAGGTTATTCAAAATAGCACGATTGAAATAAGAAAAAAGATCGTTAAAAATGCGAAATCTTCCATTATAAATGAAGTATTTGGTATAAGGTAAAAATATATATAAAAAGTGTCATCTATTATTATTTAATAAAATAAGTTTTTTATTAAATATTTTTATTAAATAGTTGATCTTGATCTTTGTTAAATCATTGATTTTTTTGAAAATAGTTGAGATTTCTTTATCCCAATGGAAATAATTGAAAAGTTGCCGGATGACATTGTTTTATATATTTACACAACAATTCTAAAAAGATATCGGTTTTATAAAGGCCGACTCATCAAGTTAATTGATGTAAAGAAATATTCATTTTTAGAAAAATATATTTATCGTCGAGCTGTTAGCATTTGCAAATCGTACCATACTTATTCGGCAGATGTTGCGGATATGAATGAAAAAAATTATCGTATACAATTTTCGATTCCAAACATATGCGAAATTGTAAATAGAAGAGATTTGTATATCGATGATGACATGATTTGTATGGAATTGACCGAAAACGATCATTCATTGCATTGTGAAATTTCAAAATTTCGTCTTAGGCGGATTGAGAATATAAATAACAAAAAATTACCCTCAATATATCACAAAGGGAATTTAGATGATTATGACTGGGAGGTGGTTAGTTATTCTTACAACATATGAGGTGACAAATATGACAAATATATAAATAAATATTATTCGTGTTTTGTTTTGAGTATATTATTATTTTGAATTTAATCTATTTTCTCTTTTGTTAATTTTACATTGTTTTCATTGTTTTCATTTTCATCTTTTGACGACTCTATTTGTTCAATTTTTTCATTTTGTTCATTTTGTTTTTTCATTTCCATGGCTTTTTTCATTTCTTCTATTTTTTTTGCCCTTTCTTGCTGCATCATGAAATTTCGCGACCCCGAATCCATAATGTCTCGTATCACCGAAAAAACCTTTTGATTTTTTGTTTTATTTGCATGTTCATCTTTTTTGGGCGCGATTCCGAGGTACTCGCCAACGACTTTCATTACATCATTGTTGCACGCTTCTAATTTTTGAGTTGCCTCGCTTTCGTCATAATTTGTTTGTGTCATTATAAATTGAATTTGTTGTTTGTGTCGGAATTCCATTTTTTCTTTCAACCATTCGTTTCTTTTTTGTTGTTCTTCTTTCTTTTTTTCAACATCGATATCCGGTATCGGAACCGAACTTGGAGTAGCGGTCTGGTTGTTCATATTCATTTTGTTGTTTTTATTAAACTATACAATATTGTATTAAATATTTTTTAAATCATATTAAACAAACATTTATATTATATGTATCGTAGTTATCGTAGATAAATTTTAAAATGAATAACGACAATATGAAAAATAAAATTGTAAATGTGCACGGCGTACAGTTTGACATCTCTTCAATATTAAATGATGTTACCGTTTCAATTCAAAATAATATTCAAAAATCGCTGAATGGTGCATTGAAAGATTATGAATTATACAAGTCGACGCATGATGCTATACTTCAAATCCCCTTTGTTCGCGACCTTTACATTCAAAATCAAGAATTGATTTCTCAACTTGAAATGTTAGAACAAGCACCACAGTCACAACCAATTCAACTAAAAATTGATGAACTTTCACTACCGTCATCCCCTGTGGTCATGCATTCATATTTTCAAATTGATCCTAATGATGATAATCCTTTTACAAAAAATGAAAATAAAAAGTTATCATGCGCAAGCGACGCAGACGCAGAAGAAGAAGAAGAAGAAGCAGAGGAAGAGGCAGCAAGCGAAGAAGCAGAAGAAGAGGAAGAAGCAGAGGAAGAGGAAGAGGAAGAGGCAGAAGCAGAAGCAGAAGAAGCAGCAAGCGCAAGCGATCTAGAAGAAGCAGCAAGCGCAAGCGATCTAGAAGAAGCAGCAAGCGCAAGCGAAGAAGCAGAAGAAGCAGCAAGCGAAGAAGCAGCAAGCGCAAGCGAAGAAGCAGAAGAGGAAGCAGCAAGCGCAAGCGAAGAAGCAGAAGAGGAAGCAGCAAGCGCAAGCGAAGAAGCAGAAGAGGAAGCAGCAAGCGCAAGCGAAGAAGAAGAGGAAGAGGAAGCAGAAGAAGAGGAAGATGAAGAGGAAGCAGAAGAAGAGGAAGAGGAAGAGGAAGATGAAGAGGAAGTATATGAAATTGTGATTAAAAATGTTACTTATTTTACAACAAATGAAAATGACGGAGATATTTATTCATGTGTAGACGGTGATGTTGGCGAAATTGTAGGAAAATTTAAAAACAAAAAACCAGTGTTTACGAGACGCAAATAAAATAAAATAATAATATTAACAAAATAAAAACAAATAAAAGTAATAAAAACAGACATTATAAATAAAAATAATAAAATATGATAATTTTTATTATTTTTATAGTTATATAGTATATTATATAATATATTTTTTCATTTTTGTAAATCATTAAAATCGTTGGTATCATGATTGTTGAATATATTTGTCCACCTGCAATATTATATTTAGCTTTTTCCATTACTCAGATTATAATTGATATGTTTAGAGGTGATACAAATACCGCGTTTTTAAAATTTATTGTAATGATCATATTTACACTAGCACTAAATTTATTATGCAGTGCGGGATTGGGTATCATTTCGTGGTTTATCGTTTTTATTCCGTTCATTTTAATGACATATATTACGACCGTTCTTGCCTTTGTATTTGGAATACCAAAGAAAGATAGTTTACGACCCGAACGACCCGAACGCAAATCGCGTGAAGATCACGAGCGCGAACGAAATCATAACATTGTCGGCGGATGCGCCGGTACGCAATATGGGTGCTGCTATGATGGAACTACTGCAAAAGTAGATCATCACGGTTCAAACTGTCCACATAAACATCGACACAAACACGACCCGAAACCCGATCCGAAACCTCATCATCATAAAAAAAATATTGGCGGATGCGCCGGTACGCAATATGGGTGCTGCTATGATGGAACTACTGCAAAAGTAGATCATCACGGTTCAAACTGTCCACATAAACATCGACACAAACACGACCCGAAACCCGATCCGAAACCTCATCATCATAAAAAAAATATTGGCGGTTGTGCCGGAGAACAATATGGGTGCTGCGAAGACGGCGTATCAGCAAGGCCTTGTCCTCAAGGGATGGTTCCAATGCCTAATAGTAGCAGTAGCAGTTCTGAACCGGCTCCTGCAGAATCGTCGTCATCACAATCTAGTTTGATTGGCGCGTGTGCTGGTAGCGAATTCGGTTGCTGTTCAGATGGAAAAACGTATGCCATCGCAAAACCGTGTAAATATGAAACTAGTCCAATCGATTAGAATAAATAAATAAAATAACTATATATTTTATGTAAATATAGTTATGTAAAATAAAATATATATTTATATAATAATATATAAATATATTATTATATATAATAATATATAAATATATTATTATATATTATTATATAACTTCGTTTCATTTGTTACATTTGTTATAATAAAAATATAAATAAAATAAAATGAATAAAATCGTTTTATGTCAAAATATAAAAAAAATGTATCATAATAATTGCAATGACTTTGTTATAGCAGAAATCGCAGAAATTGAATTAAAATTTGTTGCATTATTTATTGGTTTATCAGGAATCGTTTACTTTAAAAATAATAAAGAACTGCTTTCCGAATTTTTATTTCAAATTTGTTATAAATCATTTTTAGTAGCAACAAAAATATCAAATACATACAGAAGAATTAAAAATTATTTTGTTTCTTCTGAACCTACAACTACTGATAAAAATAAGGCATACATTTATGATGAAATTAAAGTAATTAAAAATGGAGTTCGCCACGCATCTTTCGAAACAATGGTAACATTAAACGAATCATCTTATTTAGGAAATCCAAATGAATATTATGACCTTGAAGAAGAAGTTATAGAAGAATCTTGTTCTTCTTCTTTTGATTCTGACCTTGTTTCTTCTTCGCCATCTTCTTCGCCATCTTCTTCGCCATCTTCTTCGCCGTCTTCTTCGCCGTCTTCTTCGCCGTCTTCTTCGCCGTCTTCTTCGCCATCATCGAAACAATCGATATCATTGGAACCGTTATTTATAATGGAAAAAAATGATTCTGAAAAAACTCTCAATTTTAAGAATTTTGATTTTATTATGCACACAAATTATAGGTATCCCGAATCAACCGAAACATCGAAACAAAATTATACAAAGATTTATAGGACATTCACGGAGTATGATTTTTCTGCAGATAAGACCAAATATGAAACATCAACCGCTGAAATGATTATCTGCACTTTACAAATTGATGGCGAAGAAGACGGCGAAAGTGAAGATGTCACCGAGTATGAAATCGATTTGTCACAACCCTATAACTTCAATGTCGTCGGAAATCTCATTTTGGATGAAAAATTTGTGCATTGGTACATACTTAAAAAATACAATTACGCGATTAGACATTCTGCGAATTACAAAATTACGTGCATTACAAAAGATATCAAGACGTTTGAACTTGACCGGTTGTCCGGTTTACGCGTGCACTTGAACGAATATGAAAAGGTCGATAAATCATCGGAATTCTTAAGAAGCATATATTATTTACATTTATAACGGAAAATAGAAAACATTTCAAATTCTATTAATTAATTATTTGAAAAATCAATTATAATGTTTATATTAATTAATTTAAAAATCAATATAAATATATTATCTTATTAAGTTATTATGGCATCGTTCGAAGTAATTCAAACAACGTTGACAGAGAAAATAACTAAACGCCGCACACAAAATAATAATAATAATACCGCCACAAATAATAAAAATATGACCACTGTCAAATCAAACCATTCTGAAAATACTAATACAAATATTTTCAAAAAAGGTTCCGATTCTGAATCAAAAGAATCAAAAGATGTTGTTTCAGCAAATTCAATATTGCACGACCTCTCGGACTCATGGATTCTTTGGGCGCATTTGCCTCACGATACCGATTGGAGCTTGAAAAGCTATATGAAGATTTATGAATTTAATACCGTAGAACAGGCCATAACAATCACGGAAACATTACCGCCCGTTTTGGTTACCAATTGCATGTTGTTTTTGATGCGAAAGGGTATCAATCCAATTTGGGAAGATGAGCGAAACAGAAATGGTGGTTGTTTTTCATACAAGATTCCAAACAAGGATGTGCCTGATGCGTGGAAACAACTATCGTATTCGCTGGTTGGGGAGACCATGTCCGATAACAATAAGCTGTTGCCGCACATCAACGGAATCACGATTTCTCCAAAAAAGAATTTCTGTATTATTAAAGTGTGGCTCGCAAATTGCTCGTTTCAAGACGCGGCAGTTATTCGCGAAGTCCACGGAATCACTTCCCACGGTTGTTTGTTCAAACGACACGTCCCGGAGTATTAATATTTTTTATTTTTAATTACATTTCTTTTACTTTAAAAATAAAAAAACAAACTTAATTACCATTTATTTTTTCGCACGGTAATTTTAGGTCCTGAGCCCTTTTTGTTAATGTTTTTCGGGTCATATGACTCCTCTTCATCATCAGAATTTAAATCCTTGCTCATCTCCCAGAATTCTTTACTACCAAGTTTAAACGGCCCGTGCTGTTGTGCCTTGTACCAGAAAATTTGGTCCTGTAGCTTATTTGACTTGGCATTTTTATGTATCACCAAACACTCGAAATTTTCAGTGCATTGGTCCATGACTTGACAGAACGACTCAAAGGTCGGAAACATTCCCGTGTAGTTTTCATAAATTCGTCTTCGATTACCTAAATCCGGCTCTCGCAAGATGAATACATAGTCAATATTGGTTCTAAGCAGTGGAGGGATACCTAAAGGATATTGCATTGTAATTACTAGCATAATCTTCCAATGACGCCCGTTGAGAAAGAGGAGACGCATCATAGTGTCACGGGTCCATTTGTTATCGAACAAGCAATCGTCGAGGATGACAAAAGTTCGGGGGTCTATGGTGCTCCGTTTATATGATTCTATTTCTTTTTTTACTTGTTTTAGGACCGCTTTTTGACGTTTCAGGATATTTTCTATGATGGCGGTATTGTATGCGTCATGGATGAACAGTTTTGGCACGTGTTCTCCGAAGAATCCGTTTCCTGCTTCTGTGCCTGAAATGACGGTTCCGATGGGGATGTCTTGGTGGTAATACATGAGGTCTTTTACAAGGAAACTTTTACCGGTATCACGCCGACCGATGAGGACGATAACGGGACCTTTATTTTCGTCGGGTCTAAAGCTGATGGAGCGCATATCGAATTTTCCTAATTCTAAATTCATTTGGATTGATTTATATTTTTTCGAGAAAGTAGAGAGAAGAGAGAATAATAGTTAGTGTGAATGTGAATAAATATAAATATATAAAATATGAATATGATTAAATGAAATAATATAATGAAATAATATAATGAAATAATATAATGAAATAATATATTTGGGTAATTTAAACTCATTTTTTTTAATATAATATAAAATAAAATATAATATAAGACAACATAAGTTACAATATATACAAATATATACAAATATGAATTATCCAATTTATTGTATTAATTTGAAGGAAAGATTAGATCGAAAAAAGCATGTTGAAAAAGAGTTGAAGAAAATAGATATTCAACCGACCGATGTTATATTTCTAGAATTTTATCGTCACAAAAATGGTGGAAGGTATGGTTGTTATGATTCGCATATGAAAGTGTGGAATGATTTTTATACAAATCATCCTGATAAAGAAATGTGTATTATATTCGAAGATGATTTTGAAGTGACAGAAAACAGTAAACTTTATTTAACAAAAGCGATTTCATTTATTGAAAAAAACAAAGATAATATAGATATTTTATTCTTACATGATACATTTGTCAGTTATAGTGAAGACAGAGATAAAGATAAAAATCGCATAGAGGATAAATATTTTATACATGGTTATGGATTTTTAGCACATGCATACATTGTTACCAGGAAATATATAAAAAAGATCATTTATAAAAATAATAATCGTTTACCACGACCAAGTAAGATACATTTTGATTTTGACATTAGTATGCAAGAAAAAAGTATTTTATATTCTAAAAATATATATTATTGTAAAGAACCAGTTTTTATCCAAAAAAATAATTCCGAATCGAATAATTATCATAATATTTTTGATAAAATCATAAGAAAAATATATGGTAATGATATTGCAATTTATACTGTTATACAACTTCTTAAAAATATTAAATTATTATTAAAAGATGATTATAAAACACAACGAAATTTCATGCGTTTAAGTAAAATATATGTAAAATAAAAAATAGTAAAAAATAGTTTATACTAGCATTTTTTATGTTGAGTTAACGTCAATAAATCCAAATACATAAAATTAACATAATTATCAGAATTAGATATTAATTTTTTGTAAATAATATTTGTTGATATATAAGTTATATTAACAAATATACTCATCGAAAAAATAAGATAAAATAAGACAAACCCCATGTCAAATAAATCTGTAAAAAAATATAAAAATTGTAAAAATGGTAAAACAAGGAAGAGGTTTTTGTATCATCCGAATGATCCTAAAAAATCATTTGATGTGTATATTGATAAGAATCCGAGAGATACGATACATATAAAGTATAAAACGGTGGATAATGTGACGGCGACGATTCGCAAATTAGAGCGACTTTACAAGGATAAAATGTATACACATAAACGCATATGGCAGGTGGGAATGATTATGAAGGTCCGATTAAAAGTGTTGCAAAATAAAAAGCCGAAGGAGTATCATTTAGCTAAAAAGTATTTTGATTTTCTTAGCAGTAGAACAAAAATGGACGATAAAGATCGGTACAAGTCAAAATTTCAAAATTTATAGTATAAGAGTAAATATTATTATGAAAAATATTCTCGTGAAAAATAAGTTTAAATACTTGTATTTTTCTATATATAGACAGTATTAATTTCATTTATATAATTTTTATATTTCAAGTAATAATTATTTTATTTAATATTTAAATCATTTTCTCTCTATCTCTCTAGAACATGTCCTGTATAAAAAATGCATTTGAACTGTATTATCAAAAGCCAAAGAATGAGAACCTTCTTAGAAATTTAGAAGAAACGCGCATGGGACTTTCTCATTGTCAGAATTTTATTCCATTATATTCCACTTTTTTTTCTTTGAACGACACAAACTATAATTCCATTAACTTGAACCAAACATTCAGTGTGCAATCGATTGTTTACTCTGAATCTGGATCTAGCGGTTCTGGTTCTGAAGATGACCGCCATTTTAAAAATACCGCGAGTGCAAGTGTTAAAAAACGAGATGAAGATGATATTGTTGAGGTTCCTGTATTTTTCAAATTCTCTCCGCTTTTGGATCCTATAAAATATTTGGCAGGCAGTTATGACACGCAAAATGAAGCGCTGCTCCATCTTCCAGAATTTCATTCTTTGCCGATTCCTACTAATTCCAGTGCCAATAAAAGTGCCGATAAAAGTGCCAATAAAAGTGCCGATAAAAGTGCCGATAAAAGTGCCGATAAAAGTTCTGAAAAAGATAAACAAAAAGAGAAAGAAAGTCATTATTGTCATTCAAAGGTTTTGGACGCGAATAATTCCGCGTATGTGGATGGATTTTTTTCTTATTTATCTAGCCAGCTACTACATGTGCATGATTTTATACACGGCATTGATTTTTATGGTTCGTATTTAGCGATTCAAAAAGATTTCATAGTGAATATATTTGACGATCAAGAGTATTTGATGAAGAATGAGTTTTTCAAAGATAAGAACGGACTGCTCTTCTATTATGATGAATCAGAATGCGAAAAGTTTTTGGAATGGAGTCAAGAGAGAAGAGAGAAAAAATGCAAACAAACAAAAAGTTTAAATTCCAAAATAAAAATTCTAAATGCCGTGGAGATTGTAGCCGAAGAATTGCATCAAGAGCAACCACAACAACCGCAACAAGCGCAACAAGCGCAACAAGCAGATGGCAATAATGTACTAGAAGAACTCGCACTTGTCGATGTATCCAACTCTGATATTTTTAATATTGATGATGACAAAGAAGAAGAAGAAGAAGAAGGAGCAAAAAAAGAACAGGACGAAAATAAAAATAATGCAATAAAGATTGGAGGAGGATGTGATTCCGATGATGCGTCGTCATCATCTTCGTGCTCTTCGCGCTCGTCGCACACAACCAACGAATCTCTTTATAACATGAGCGACAGTGAATCGGTCGGTAGCGATCATAGTAGTGACAGTAGTGACTATAACAGCGAAGATGAAACAGAAGAAGGCGACAAAGGAGAAGAAGGAGAAGAAGAAGAGATTCTGAATGCCACCATTTATAATTTTCCGGTGGAAGTGATTGCGCTTGAACGCTGCAAGCAAACGCTCGATGACTTGATGGTGGAAGACGCGCTCTCCGACGAAGAATGGGAAGCTGCGCTCATGCAGATTGTAATGACGCTGGCAACGTATCAAAAAGCGTTTGCATTTACGCACAATGATTTGCACACCAATAATGTCATGTTCAACGGCACAGATAAAAAATTCATCTATTATTTGTTCAATAAGAAGTACTACAAGGTTCCGACGTTTGGTAGAATATTTAAAATTATCGATTTTGGTCGCGCCATTTACAGATTCAATTCAAAACTGGTGTGCAGCGATAGTTTTCACAAGAGCGGAGATGCCGCGACACAATATAATTGTGAACCGTATTACAATGACAAAAAACCGATTGTTGAACCGAATTATAGTTTTGATTTATGCAGATTGGGGTGTTCCCTTTTTGATTTCTTTATTGACGATATAGACGAAGTAGATGCCGAGTGTAAAAAGAGCCGACTGGTTGCGCTTATTGTTGACTGGATTACGGATGACAATGGTCGCAATATTTTGTATAAACAAAGTGGAATTGACAGGTATCCGGATTTTAAATTGTATAAAATGATTGCAAGAACGGTTCATAACAAAGTTCCGTCTCAGCAACTTTTGAAACATGCCGTTTTTACGCAGTATGAAATCCCGCAAAAAAGTGTGAAAAAATCAATGACAGTTTTAGACATTGATGCAATTCCAAGTTATATTTTGAATTCGTCAAATCAGCAATAATATTGTTAGCTGGTTAGTTTTTTTTTCTTATTATAGCCATTTAGCAATTTTTACACTATAAACTAATCCATTTCTTAATAAAAAAAATAAATTATTTTTTTTATAAGTTTTATAATTTATATATATATATATATAAATTATAAAACTTATAAAATATGAGAACAACCGCCTCTCTCCCTTTTCCGAATACAACCGAACCCATCATTCCTGCATATGACCAAATCGTCAAAGGAAATGTCACTATTAAAAAAATAAGCAAACATAATTATAGAATTACGTTTAGTAAAATCGGTAAATTTCTTGTATATCAAATTATGGATAAAGATAATGCAGGTAATCTAAATAGCCATCGTCCTGTTTTTTATCTCTCTGCAAAAAAATGGATTAACCATTTTAATGGCATGAACAAAGATTTAAACCAAATAAAGAAACCGTTATTCACTCCAACTACCATTATGGAAACGGAAGATGATAATTATGCATTTGTAATTCATAAAGCTCACCTGAATAAATCTGGACACGTCGTATTCACAGTTTCAACAAAAGAAATTACTTCTTCAAAAAAATTAATTAAAATACCACGTGGAAAATTTAACAATGTGCGCTTTGATATCGATGCACCCAAAAATGGTGGCGGTATTGTATATAATTCATCTGACTGCGGGTATCCAAATGTGAGATGGTATGGATTTGGCGGAGACGGACCTGGCTCATCATGTGGTACATGGGCGTTAGCTCTAGGAGTAAGAAAAATTATTTGGTATGCTAACCCACCAAGCGGTGAAACTAATGCTAATTATAATTGGCCTTATGAAGAGGTTTATTACAGTGACAAGATTAGGAAAATACTTATATATAATGGATGGTGTGATAAGCTTATAGTAAATACCACAACCTGTAGCCCATCTTTCAACGAGAACCCACCAACTTATCTTCCTGATTAATAATACTTTTTAAACTAACATCGCGTTGGAACTCACAAAGTTGCTTAACTTTCGGAAGAAAATTGCCTTTGATAATTTTATCAAGTGTATTTGAAGTTATACTTTAATTTATTTGACTCGTTTACACTCGTTTTACTTTTTATCATGGCACGACTTACGTCCCCGTTTTGTCACAGTGACCGGTTGGCTCCGGGTGCTTTACAGCTTGTAGTAAAAGTCGTTGCTCTTCCACATCACGTTGTATGTGTGTATTCCAGCGCAACAAGCTTTTTATTATAAATTATATAAATTAAATTTTATATAAATTTTATTTATTTTATATTTGTATTATATTATTCTTCTTATTATTATAATATAAATAAATAAATGAATGGATTCGAACGTTTTTGACGACGATTCAGATTTAGGTGGTTTATATGATTTTGATTCAGGGGTGGGGGCTTTCGGTGAGAGAGCTTTCGACGACGACGGAATTTTAGATGGAAGCGACTTACCCGAAAACGATTTACGTAATGTTGATTTCATTCAAGGTGAAGGGATTCAAATGCCTCTAGATCCAAGAAGAGCCCGAATAATTGAAACTGCGCGGATAGCCCAAGCCAATCGAGATGCTGCTTCTCTCGAGAATCGGGAACTTGCAACTAAATTAAGAATTACTCCAATTCAAAATTTGGATCACGCGCACAGCTCTCGATCAAATATAAATAGTTGTATGGTTTGCGCAATTAATGTGAAATCTTTTTACGAACAACACGGTTCTGATATTGATTTTGCCATGGTAGATTCTCGTTGGCCAAAGCATATATGCAAACATTTAAAGCCAAGCGCTAGATGCGCTTTTTGTGATGGTGTATCATTGTGTATACACAATAAAGAAAAATTTCGTTGTCCGACTTGCGGGAATGCAATGTGTCGTGATCCTGCGCATGAAATATATCGCAAAGGTAAAGCTTTACGAAAAACTGCTTGTAAAGGTTGCAAAGACGCAAAGGGTACCAAAAGTGTTTTTGAAGCAGCAGGTGGTGGTCGTTTTAAGCATTCTATGAAAAAAAGGAAGCATTCTATGAAAAAAAAGAAGCAGTCAATAAAAAAAAGGAAGCATTCAATAAAAAAAAAGAAGCAGTCAATAAAAAAAAGGAAGCATTCAATAAAAAATAAAAAATGAAATCATTCGTAATTCCAATATAATAATTATACAAATAATATATAAATTTTTTATTATTAAACAATATATATAGGTATAGATATAGTTATTATAGTTATTATAATAAATGGTTGTAAATACTCCGGTTTCTAATACCCCAAAACAGAATGCTCCGCTAAACTTTAGGACATCTAATTCACTTACCACGACAAAGGTGCCTCATTATGCTACCAAGGTCGCCACCGCAAACAGTTCGGTTCCTGGACTGCATCGCCCAAATACAAACGGTGTTCCTTCAAATATAAACCAGCACGATTTTGAAGGCCCCGAATTTAAAGCGCGCCCTATAAAACATTGGAGACGACAGCATGTTCCTACCACGGTTGCCAACGCTTCCAACACTGTAGAAGCAGCTTCAAACTCATCTTCAGGGCGGCGAACTGCGACGGTTGGACTTCTTATAGACCGTCCGGGTGCAGTTTCGTATCTGGGTTCTAATTCCGACTGCAAATGTGTCGAACCTGGCGGAAATTCGTATACAATTAGCGAACAGTATAATTATACTCCAAAGGCATCGGGCACCCTTGTTTATAATGAGGGAACTGTGAGTATTGGACAAGGAAACGAAGGAAACGACGCATATGAAATCAATACCGGCATTTATGCGACCAAGTGCATTGGCTGCAATCCGCAAAACAATGTGATTCGAAGCGCATCGACGCTTTTAAGTCGGGCGTATTATTCCGATACGACTGGGTATCTAAAATCGCGTTGTAAAACGTACCAACAAAATGCATCCATTAATCGCGCAGCAAATGTCCAGTATACTGGCGCCGATAAAGAGCTGTTATGGCCAACCAGCAGCACAAGCGGTCCTCAAGTGTATCGAACGAATGACACGTTTCAACCGCGCGTAAATCCATACGCATGTAATAATGTTGGCGGTGCATCAACCGTTATTTTTAAACCGAATAATCGCCAATATTCTATTCAAGGTGCGGTGGATAGCAGCACGCGAATTGAGAAATTAAAGTTGAATGCGATTAATACAAATGCCAACTCTCTTAGAACCGCGTTTGGAAACGAGGCGGCAAGCGCGTGCAGGTTTACGGGAAGCAGTGACACACCCTTTTTCTTGAAAAACAAGTATCAACCGCCGATTTGCAGTCAAACGAATACGGTGAGTATGTATCGACAGAACAAACGCATATGCAGTTTATAATACATTTATAAAAATAATCCCATTCGTCTAAACCTGGGGCGGAATAATGCTAACATTGTTATCTAAATAAGGACATTTGACGGCGCTGGGGTCAAATGCAAAACAGTTATCAGCCATATCCTTAAATTGAAAATTGTCCTGGTTATCTACAGTGGGATATACGACAACCGAACGCTGAGATGGAGAAGATAAGAAAATGAACAACATGCCTACAAGAAAACTGACGATGAATGTTTTTATAGAGAGATATTTCATAATGTTATAATGTTATAATGTTATTTACTATATAAACGATGAAAATGTATGAATAATATAATGCTTTACTTATTATATACAATAGATAAAAAATATATTGTATTAAATGAAAAAATGAAAAAATGAAAACTTGGAAATAGAAATAGAAATAGAAATAGAAATAGAAATAGAAAAATAAAAATAAAAGAAAATAAAAATAGTATATAATAGTAAGGATATTAAATAATAATAGTATTAATACTAAAATCATGATCAACATACAGGAATGGATGCACAAGTCGAATAGCAAATACATTATATCGATTATTCTCGGGCTTGGGCTTGCCGCATTGTTTAGAAAGGCGTGCAAAGATGGAAACTGTATTCATTTTGAATCGCCGCCGATAAAGGATGTAACCGGGGGGCAAATTTACAAATACGGAAACGAATGTTACAAGTATAACATTTCGACCCAAAAATGCGACCAAAATAAAAAAACGGTGGAATTAAGTAATGGATTGCGTAATATGCTATAGTATAATTTTATTCCATATATTTAGAAGAAAATTATAAGAATTCATTTTAATTCATCAATCAGTTATACAAAGAGAGAATATATATTAAGGATTTAAGGATATTATAAAAAGTATAAAAAGTATAAAAAAATGAGTGACACTACAAGTATCGATGATTTACCCGGGGTTCCTGCATCAGCTACACACGGGTCCGGTATTGTTCAAAACCCAGAAATTCCGGTTCAAACGTATAATCCAAATGTTTCAGGGGCACAAATGCCGTTACAACAGCAAGGGCAACAACAACAGCAACAAGGTCCTCCTCCGCAAACAACCGTAGCATCAAACATGAATGTGAATGAATTTGTTTCGGGGTTGCAGCGCGCCACGTCTTCCGGGTTAACAGCTTTGCCTATACGCGATGTTCCGAGAAATACCGAATCTGTCGTTTCGGATGAACAAACGGTTCCAAATTATATTCCAAGAGACCCAGTAGATTATATTCGAGAACACCACGAAAATTCTCGTTCTTTTATGGAGCATCGCGCTAAATCGGCAAACCAGTCGGAATCTTTCGATGTCATTTATGACACGCTGCAAGTGCCGATTCTTCTAGCAATTCTGTATTTCACATTTCAACTCCCAGTGATGCGTAAATACTTGCTTTTATATTTACCCAGCATTTTTAACAAGGATGGCAATCACAATCTTTCTGGACTACTTTTTATAAGCGTTTTATTTGCGTGCACGTATTATGGTATCAACTTTATTCTAAATCAGTTTGTTTTGGAGTCGGAGTAACCGGTTATCTATTTTCCTAAAATATCTTATTTATTTTTCTATTCGATTCGTCTACATTTTCTTTGCTAAACGCGACGAACGCCCCCTTGATTTCCTTTTTGTTGAACCGAATTTGCCTTTTTTGGTAAAGTAACCATATTTTTCAAGCCGCATTTCTTTTTTTGCCGTAATGTGTTTTTTTTTGCTGACAATGTATCCCTCTTTACTGTAAATCAGTTGATTTTTTGTAAGTTCGCCGGTTGTCATATATGCAGTTCCATTCATGACTTGAGTTCGCGATCCGCGAATTTTTTGGTATGTATTTCCTTTAATGTTGTACAAACCGGTTTTTTCGTCTCTCGTGTAACCCATTTTTATATTTTAATTAATTAAAATATATTTTATAATATTTATTTATATATACATAATATTATAAAATATATTTTAATTAAAATAATATATTTCATAAAAAACGAATGTAAATTATTAGTATATTTCATAAAAAAATTATTTACATTCGTTTTTTTATGAAAGTGTCTTCAAGAGAGGATCTTAGATTTTAACCTGTGCGTGAATATATTAATCCATCTATTTTCTATTTTCGTATTCGACAACCATATATTATGCCATTATGCCATTATGCCATTATGCCATTATGAGATAAGCAGTTGACTTTTTTTTATATTTTTTAGAGCGTTAAAGAATTTATTTAGTACAATTTTGATTATTGATTTTATTTTTTCTGGTATCTTTATTTTGTTTAACGAATCATTAATATATGTTTCTATGGTTTCTACTGATCCAGATGTTATAAAATTTTTAATATTGGAGGGTATGGCGGTTTTTATCTCATTTAATACATTGTCTGATATTATTTTATTTACTTCCTCTTCTATCTTTATATTAAAGTTTTTTTCTAAATATATTAGTAATTTATCGATTGTTTCTAAGGGTATTCCGGTTGCAGATGCCGATTTAAATGATACGGGCAAAGACAATGTTGGAAATGAAACACAATTTGTGGCTGTAGCGGATGTGAAAAATATGGACCCGTGTATTTTTAATGATAAGAAAAATCCGGCGGATCCGTCATTAACGTGCACGGAAACATTTACGGCTCGTATGGATGCCAAGAATCGCGGCGGCGATTCGAGTTCAAGCGACGACGAAGATTTTACAGGCATATTTGGAAACATGTTTTCAACGCATTCGACTCATAATAAAAAAAAGAGCGGCTGCAATCTAGCGAGTTATAAAAGGGTTGGTTGTAATAAAAAAAAACGTCGAAATAAAACCAATTCGCCAATGAAAGCTTTTAACGTGATGGATGATTTTTCGAAATTGCCGGATGACGTATATGTGAAAGCATTTTACATTTTTATGACTGGATTTTCTCTCTATGTTTTCTACAGATTTATGAAACGAATATCGAATGCTCGATGATGAGAGAATGCATACAAAAAAACATAATTTATAAAATTTCTAAATATATTTTCTAAAAAACATAATTTATAAAATTTCTAAATATATTTTCTAAAAAACATATTTAGAAATTTGGAGTGTATTATAATTATGAATGATAAAAAACAACATGACGAAAATAAGTTTAATTACAGGAATTACTGGTCAAGATGGAAGTTATTTGGCCGAATTATTATTAGAGAAAAACTATATAGTTTATGGCGTGATTCGTCGTCATAGCAGTATTCATGCCGAGCGCATTAACCATATATATTCTAAACTACATTTAATTTATGGTGATATGACAGATCAGACAAGCTTGCAAAATGTATTTACTACAATATTAAGTCAACAAGGTAGAGATTTCGAACGTCTTGAAATATATAATTTGGCAGCACAGAGTCATGTTAAAGTTAGTTTTGAAGTGCCTGAATATACAGGACAAGTAGACGCGCTTGGAACACTTCGATTATTAGAAACAATACGTAATTCTGGTCTAAAAGATAAGATTAGATTTTATCAAGCATCGACCAGTGAGTTGTATGGAAAGGTTTTAGAAACGCCGCAAAATGAAAACACGCAATTTAATCCACAAAGTCCGTATGCCATTGCGAAATTATATGGGTATTGGATTGTAAAAAATTATAGACAAAGTTATGATTTATTTGCGTGCAACGGTATATTATTTAACCACACAAGCGAACGCAGGGGGGAAACGTTTGTATGCAGAAAAATTACAAAGGCGGTGGCAGCCATCGAAGCTGGAAAAATTGATTGTTTACATTTGGGTAATCTAAATAGTAAACGCGACATAGGACACGCTAAAGATTACGTCTACGGAATGTGGTTAATGCTGCAGCATAATGTGCCCGTAGATTATGTTTTAAGCACGGGAGAAACTTATAGCATTCGCGAACTGGTTCAATTGGCATTTAATGTGTATGGCAAGACGGTTGAATGGCGCGGAGAAGGATTGGACGAAGAAGGATTTATAGGAACTAATGTTGTAGTTCGTGTCAACCCTAAATATTTTAGACCTGCGGAAGTAGAATTATTATTGGGCAATTCTACAAAAGTACGCAATGAATTGGGATGGAATCCTAGTTATTCAATAAATGAAATAATAACTGAAATGGTTCTCAGCGATGCGAAACAATACATGTAATTTACATGTCAATTAATTTTCCATTAATTTTATATTAAAAATATTATTTACAAAACGGATATAAAATGACAGTATGAATGAATATAACGATAAATACGAAGAAGACAAAATAATGTCAGCAACTTCATTAACCGATGAGTATTTTCGCATCTCGAGAGAGTATTCCAATAAATATGGACAAAAAACAATATTATTGATGCAGGTGGGTTCATTTTTTGAGTGTTATTCAAGGGCGGACGTTACTGGAAATATCGCCGATGCAAACATGAGGGAATTTTGTACGGTTTGTGATTTAAATACTTCCATTACAAACGGTAGGTGCATGGCGGGCTTTCCGTTTACGTGCAATTTTAGGGACTATAGTTTGGAGCGGTATGTCAAAAAAATGCAGGATCGCGGGTATACGATTGTGGTGTACGTGCAAGACGGACAAGGTGCAAACACGACGCGAAGTTTGTATTGCATTTATTCGCCGGGAACATTTTTTTCGAGTGATTCCGCGGTTCTCTCAAACAACACGTCATGTTTTTGGATTCAGCGCGTAAAGGTGGGTGCAAATGGAATAAATAAAAAAATCATCATGGGAATGTCGAATATTGATATTTATACGGGGAAGAGCGCGTGTTTTGAAATCGAGTCGGAACTGAATCCGCGTCACAATCAGACCACGTATGATGAGCTGGAGAGATTCGTTTCATCGTTTCGCCCGAGTGAAGTTGTTATTATTTCAAATCTCTCTGCAAACGAAGTGGAAGACATAAAAAATTATGCCAATATTACTTCAAGTGCGAATGCGATTCATTGCATTGATTTGAATGAGCAACAAGAACATCCCTTTTTTATCCAGGCAAAAAATGCGGAAAAGCAAACGTATCGGAAAGAAGTGCTTGGAAAGTTTTTTTCGTTTCATGTATGCAACGCGATTTTCCAAAATTATTCGGTATATGAGTTTGCAGTTCAGGCGTACACGTTTCTGCTTCATTTTTTATATGAACACAACCCGAATTTGACGTCAAAAATAGAAGAACCGGAATTTGAAAATCGATCGGATCGAATGGTTCTGGCGAATCACACGCTGGAACAGCTGAACATCATTGACTCAAATGGACTCGGCGGCAGCGGATCAAATTCGTCCGTGTTTCGATTGTTAAACAAATGCAAGACGCCGATGGGTTCGAGGCGATTTTATTATCGGCTGTTACATCCGTCATTCAATGTAAAAACAATTCAGAGAGAATATGATATTACAGAATATGTTTTAAATAAGGAATCAATAAATGCCGATTCTGCTTTGTGCATGTATACGACCTGGAGAAGCGCGCTTGAAAATATAAAGGACGTTGAAAAACTGCATCGTAAAATACAGATGGGAAAGATTTATCCGAATTCTCTCTACATTTTGTATACCAATTTGCAAATGATCTCGAAAATGTATGACGGCGTCAAGCGTGACGAAACCTTGTTGAAATATTTTCGCGCAGATGCTTATCCAGAGAGAATTACAAAAATGTGTAATGATTTAATGAAAAAAATTGATTCTTGTTTTTACATTGAAAAATGCAAGTCCGTTGATTCTCTCGATTTCGATTTGAGTTATCGGGATTGTTTTGTTAAACCGGGTGTAAGCAAGGACCTTGATCAAACGTATATTGCGAATGAAGACGGGTGCAGCATTTTGGAAGCCATTCGCTCACATTGTAATGACTTGATTGCAATTGGAGAGAAGAAGGGTGTAACATCAATAAAAGAAAAAGGCGATAATAAAGAGAAAGAGTTTGTAAAAAGGCACGAAACGGAAAAGGCGGGATACAGTATTCAGACAACGGAACGGCGCAGTAAGTTATTGCTTGAACAAATCGACAAAAGGGTAAAAGCAAAGGAGCAAGTTTCCAAACTGGAATATGAGTCGATTGACCATGCTAAAAAAACATTCGAATTCGATTTGTCGATGTTACAATTCGTGAAAGCGGGAAGCAGTGCAGTGACATTCGTGCACGAGGCGTTATCCGGTGTATGCGCATCCATTAGCGAGACGAGAAATAAAATTCGCGATGAAATCGGGCTTGTATTTCATAAATTCGTATGCGAACTCAAAGAGTGTCAAGAATCGTTTCAGACCATTGTTTCATTCGTTACGGATGTGGATTTAATTCAAAATCAGGCGTATATTGCTCGTAAATACAAGTATTGCAAACCAACAATTGATGTAAGTAAATTGCAAGGACAAGAGGAGGAGGGTTCCTATGTTGACGCGAAAGACATTCGGCACTGTTTAATTGAGCGAATGAACGAGGATGAACTCTATGTGACGAATGATGTTTCGCTTGGAATAAAAGAGCGCGGCATGCTTTTATACGGGACGAATGCGGTTGGAAAAACGAGCATGATTCGGGCGTTAGGAATTTGCATCATTATGGCGCAGGCGGGACTTTATGTTCCGTGTTCCGCGTTTACGTATCGTCCATATACGAACATTATGACGCGAATATTAGGAAATGATAATTTGTTTAAAGGAATGTCGACATTTGCGGTTGAAATGTCGGAACTTCGTGTGATTCTAAAATGCGCCGACCAAAACAGTTTGATTCTGGGAGACGAGCTGTGTTCGGGAACGGAAATTGATTCTGCGATTAGTATTTTTGTTGCTGGACTGCAGAAGCTGCATGCTTTAAAAAGCTGTTTTGTGTTTGCGACACACATGCACGAAATCGTGGACTATGAAGAAATCGCGCAACTAGACCAACTTTGTACGAAGCACATGGCGGTAACGTATGACCGGGCGCGCGATGCGTTGATATACGATCGAAAGCTGCGCGACGGTGCGGGGCCGAGCATGTACGGACTGGAAGTGTGCAAGTCGCTGCATTTGCCGGACGATTTTTTGAAAATGGCGAATGCGATTCGATTAAAGTATCGCGATAAAAATCGGGCAGGGGATTTGAGTTTCAAGCCGAGTCATTTTAATGCGCATAAAGTGAAGGGGCTGTGCGAGCTGTGTAAAAAAGAAGTGGGCGAAGAAGTGCATCATTTGCAGTATCAGAGGGAAGCGGATTCTAATGACTACATTCAGCATTTTCATAAAAATCATCGGGCGAATTTATTGACGGTGTGCGATTCATGTCATTTGAAAATGCATGAGTCAGATGATCAATATAAACGCGTTTTCACGACGGGAGAAGGCGGATACGTGCTTTCGAAACTTTAATATTAAATATTTTATAATATAAATATTAAATATTTTATAATATAAATTGTAAATTATTTTATTTGTATATATAAAATTATATTATGGAAGAAACATTTATAATTAATTCTAATAATATAAAACTGTCATCTTTAATGACGTATGATGTTACAAAATATGAACCTATGGGAATTGTAAGAGGCACAAAAGTTCACGGAATATCACTATTTAGAAGCATTGTGGGAAATTTATCATCACTATTTGGCGGGAAAAATGATGCAATAAATAAAAAAGTTGACGATGTGTATAATGAGTCAATCCAAGAGTTAATAAATAGTGCATTAATAATGTATCCAGGAGTAAAAATGATTTCAGGAATAGAGGTGACGTTGAGTGAAATGAAAAATATAATAATATGCGTTGCAACGGGAACGGCACTAGCTCCCTTGAAAAATGTGGAAAATATGATCAGAATCAAGACACAAGAAAATGGCAAGCAACAAACCAGGCGTCGTCACGTGTAAATAATTCATCGTCAGTGTAATAATGTCAGTGTAATAATTTCGTTGCTTGGTTTATATATAGCGAAATATTTTATTTGGATTGGGAAGGTGAGACAAAAATAAAAAATAAAATATAAATAAATAATAAATAATAAAATGGATAATAAATTATTTATTACTTTTAATGCATTTTTACTATTATTTATATTTTTAGCAGGCGGTATCAATAAAATCGTGTCGTTTCAAGGCACGGTAGAATTTCTTGAGACGAAAATAAACGCAATTCAACTAAATCCTATATTTATTATGGCGGTTATTGCTGCGATTATATATTTTTATGTGGTTCTGATAACGTTCGGGAAAGCAAGCCAAACAAGCCGGTTAAATGGATATTTGTTTCTTCTCATTAGCATAGCATTCATCGGAATTCCGGTTTTAGCGTATTGTAAAAAGGCGCTAAACCAGAGTAAAATGCTGGTTTCACTTATCTATGATTCGACAATTATAGGAGTGATTGGGCTTCTGACGCTTGGAAGTTTACTAATACTGTATTCTCTCTATACGAGCAAGTATGAAGAGTATGCGTATGTCGCCACGATTGGACTAGCGGTGTTTACTGCGATGACGATTTTAATTTTCCATTTTCCGACGAATCCAGATGAAATGATTTCATTTACAAAGAATCTCTCTATTTTCGGCGGACTAATGTTGTTATCGCAGCGATTCGTTGGTTCATAGAAAGTTATAGAAAGTCATACGTTTTCATTTCTTTATTATCTTCGATAAAACTGAAGCGAAGCTTATACGACAATAAATTTTCCAAAATACTTCCAGATTCGCCTTGATTAAAGATACTGATAACGTCTTTGGGCGAACATCCATCCTTAATGAATGTGGTATTGGAAATCGTTCCATCCATAAATGTTACCGGCTGATCATCACCGACTACAATTTGGTTTCCGTTGGTTGTAATGTAGTTCATAGAAGCGTCCATGTAGGTAATATATGGCGGCGAATCGGGATCCGCTTTTGAATTTGTAAGCGTGTCGACGGAAATCGTATTGTTTAAAAGTCCGTTGATATAAACGTCGAGCGCGCGCTTACTGCCATTGTAAAACGTGTTTGCATCGGGATTATAAATGGGTATAATCTGATTTGTTGTTGCATCATACACGGTTTCGTTTTTATCGAGGTCAAAATCGTCATCGCCATTATAATTTAAAACGACGTTTACAGGTTCTCCAATGGGAAACAGCATGATTGTAGTAGTTGTTACGGTTGTTGCAGTAGAAACGACGAGGTTTCCATCGGCATCGAGTGCCAAAGTCAAAGGTGATGGCGAAGTTCCATCTTTTTTTGTTACGCGTAACAAATTGAATAATGCCGATGACGACGGCGAAAGTTGAAGAGCAGAGCCAAGTTTTATCCAGAGTGAAAGTGCAAATGCGCCATTCTTTAACTGCGTTTTTTCGGGGATTGAAACGGTGGTAACCGTTGTTGCAGGGCGCGAAGTAAAAATGATAGGGATGGCTTGTTTTTGTTGCTGGTAATAAGAGAAAATAATGTAAGCAGCTAGAATTAACACAACAATAAAAATAATGGTTGTGAAATCAACTTCTTTTCCATAAAATAACATTTTTATTGACAACTAATTTTTATTGACAACTAATTTTTATTGACAACTAATTTTTATTGATATTATCTAAGATATATGTGTAAGATATATAATATCAATAAAATAATTTCGCGAATCCGAATCCGAATCCAAATTTAAATTCTAAATGTCGAGTCGAGACAGTTCAACATTATCTTTTACGAAAGCAAAGCGGACCTTGTACTTGTTGAAAAAATCGACTGCTGAATTTGTCCCATAACCACTAGAATAAATATCCCATGCGTCTTGTGGAGAAACCGGCGCTTTATGGAATGTTGCCATGGTAATGTATCCGTCGAAACCGTCTTTCGAGCCGACATATAAAGATCCGGCGCTTAAACTCCATGGACCTTGTAAAGCGTTTGTTTGCACCAGTTTTCCGTTGATGTAGATGTCGATAGAACTTCCATTGTTTACATTTAAGATAACGGACACCCAGGTTTGAAGTGGAATGTTTGAAACAGGAGGAATGACCGTGTTTCCGTTATTTCCCAAGGTTATATTTAATACGTTGTTATCTTTCCCTAAACTTACCAGAAGGTTGGGCGTATTCTGCGATGCGTCGGATTCAGAAGACATAATTGCCTTCTCTCTAGAAGTTGATTCCCATTCGGTTACATAAATCCAAGTGGAAAGGGCAAAGCTGTAGCTGTTATCAGATATAGTAAAGGATGTTTGAGTTTTTGCATCCTGGGAACCGCTAATTACGGTGCTAGAGGAGGAGTTCATCATTGACCAGATAAAATAAATGACAATAATGACAAGTATAACAATGATGAGCGTTGACCAAGAAAAATCCATTTTTTATATATTTGAACCGGAAAAATTTATTATTTATTTCTATTTATATATTTGTTTATAAAATAATTGCAAAATATTTATATAATAACTTTTTTATAATATTTTTTTATTACATTGCAGGTTATTTTTTCTATTTATTGATTAGATTAGATTTATAGTTAAGTTAAAGTTACATCTAATAAATCTAAAGTATCTCTAAAAGTTGGGTTTGAGTGGCGGATTTAATAATTTATAGGCATTATAAATCCAAGAAACGCCTTGAGTTCCGACAACGTCTTTGTAATACACCACATTACAAAGCTGGCCGTATATTCCTCCTGGCGAACCAACAATCAAAGTTTTGGGCAGTTTTGGAATTATATTTGGCGTAGAACTTTCTAAATGATTATTTAAAAATACATCCATGATGCCGCTATTGTTGAAGTTGATGAACAAGTGGTTCCATCGTTGGAGCAAAATCTGAGTTGGAACACCCACCTTAACAACGGTATTTGTTTCAGTTTGAACACTTATTACGAGTTGGTTTCCACTTGGGTCGAATAAAACTTGCGGTGCGCCGCCATTTGCATCGGTTGCGAAATTCAGAATGCTGATTCCGTCATCGGCCGGAGAATAGCTGTTTTTCGGAGGTTCAGGGTGAATGTAAAACCACGCTGAAATTCCGTAACTGTAGTGCGGCGTATTTGTTTTCACGTTGTCTGCGAGGGACGGTGTTAAAGAAACGGTTGTGCTGTTGTCCGAGTTGGGCGTTATAATATCAAACGGTTCGCTTTTCGCGTTGAGCGGCAACACTTTATCTAGAATGACTTCACCGTTGTGATTTACAACCGCGTCGAATACTTTCGGAAGCATGAAGAGCAATGCGATGAATGCGATTTCGAAGAATATAAGAATGACATAGGTCCACTGTCGTTGCACCAATTTCAGTTCGCTTCGAAAATAATCCGCCAAATTAAGACACATACAAGGAAGGTATGTCACGATTTTAAAAAGTAAACTGGACCACGTGGGCGGACCGGAAATGTAGTTGGGTGATTCGGCTCCAATGAATCGAACAATCATGGCCAAAATGCCGACGAGAATTGCGATATTCAGGATGAATAAAACCGTGTTTGCAATTATTGGAACGTTGGCGTACACGTGTAAAACTGCCATGATGAGACCAATCACGATGCCAATAATGATTGTATATTTTGTGAATGAGGTGATAAAAGGAACGAATGCTTCCAAGCCCATGACGAGTAGCGACAAAAGCGCAAACCCGATGAAAAGAAATATAAACAAAAATATGGATTTATGATCGGAAACCACTTGATACGGTTGTTTTGTGTAAATATAAATAACCACTCCTAAATACATGAGGAATATAATTAGCATCGAGCTTTTGACAAGTTGAACCAGAATACCCTTCAAAAAGTAATTGCATATAAAGGTTGATATTTTGGTTAGTATGTAAAAGGGGTCGGATAACGACATGTCGCTAAAAAAGGTGTTTACGGATGCGGTTACATTTTCGCCACGAACAAGCGTTAGATACAGTATGTATACTATGAGCGAGCCGGTCATAGAGGATGCGACGATGCCTGCGAATCGATTGACCAGGAAGAGCAATTCTGAAACTGCGACCAAAACAAATAAAACAATGTAAATGGTTGAAATGTTTAAAACGAATTTTAAGAACAGTGAGAATAAAAGTATGATGATGGCTGCGATAGAAAACCACCATTGATTTTTAATAAAATTATGGCTGAATCCGTATGCTGAAAGGGATAAAAATAAAAGAATGATGAATAATATAAAATATTTAAAGGACGCTCCGACATCAACAACTGCATCCTTTAGTTGAATTGCTTTCATTTTGATTGCATCTGAATTCATTTATTTTGCTGAATACACACACAACTCGGATCAATATATTTAATTATATAATTATTACACTTATTATTATAACAGGATAAAAAAATCGATAAAAATAATTGAATAAAAATGTGTAAAATATGTAGAATATGTAGAATAAAATAGTTGGAATAAAATGAAATTTAATTTCTGTAATATAATATGCCTATATAAAATATAATTAAAACAAGAATAGAAATAAATATAGCCAAAATTGACGGATTATTTGCCCATCCTGTTTTATCTAACGACGCTGTTGTAACATTGATTGAAAATATGAACAAGAAAATGATTGCGACATGAATTAAAATAGACCACGGACTAAAGTCGGTGCTGATAAAGTATTGCATAATTCGCGTAATAACTACTGATGCAAATTCAAATTGTTTCAAAAAGAGTATCGCGAGAGAAAGCAGCGCAATTAGCGTGAACGATATATTTATGGGATCGCTTTCTTCATCTCCAAACGTTTCGTCGTGGCGAAAAAATACGACGATGCTGGAAATCCACACGATTAAATACATGATGGTGGAAAAGATGTTGATTGGTGCAGTTATGTTTTGTAAAAAGTTTTTCGGAAAAATTTGAAACATTTTTAGAAATGTGTTTACAATAGTAATGAAGGACAGTCCTATAAAAAATGCGGTTGTCAAAATAAAAGCTAAAAATGTCGACCATCCGGCGTATGCCCAGCAATTTGAACCGTTGTCGCAACTCACTCGCAACACGTTTAAATAATAAAAGAACAGTGCGAAAATGAATGCAATTATGCTGCCGCCAATGCCCCAAGGGACGAGGTGTGTTGCATTTGTCTTATACAGCGCAGTTACAACAATTGCTAAAAAGGGGATTGTCCCTGTAAAAACGGCTGCAATGTTTCTTGAAGTTGCGCTGTCGTTCGGATTTTCGGCCAAGTCGGCGTTTCCAGTGACCAACCAGTAAATTGATATGATCCAAAACGCGTAGATTAGAATCGGGGCAAGATAATTGTTGAAAAAGGTGGACAAGCTGTATGAAGTCACGTTGAGATTGAATGCGTGATTATAAAGAACCAGTAAAACTGCTGCGCCGGCCCATGCACCCGTGAACAGTCCGGCGACCCATTTTTCGTCCATAAAGTAGAGCGGGATATTGACAAGGATGCATAGGAGCGCGATGAAAATGAATTTGGTTAAGGTTGTCATAGTTCCAGCTATTTCAACGGAATTATTATTCAGTGACTGCATTTTATTTTTTTTTATTTTTTTTATTTTTATTTATTTTATTTATTATTTCGATTTTTGATGGATATATTTATTACATAAAATTATTTAATTAAAAACTGAGAACTGCTAAATAATTTTATATCTCTCTCTTTCTCTCTACATTTGTCTCTCTATATTTCTAAAAATTTTCAAATGCTGTCTTTTTACCGTGACAATCTCTGCATAGTGCCACTAAATTATCGACGGCATTGGAACCGCCGTGTTCAAGACGGATTTTATGATCGACTTCAAACCATCCTGGAAGTTGGCGTTGACAGTCGCCACATTTCCACCCCTGTTGCGACGCGACAAATTTCTTTTTGGATTCGCTCACGCTGCGTTTTGTGGGTCCGGTGCCGGAGCCGCCCGTCGTTTTACCGGAGGTCATGATTTTATTAACGCTGTTTTGTTGTCGTCGAGTTGTCCAGCCGCCGTCGCCATCATCGTCGGCACTGGTAGAGTTACTACCTCCTTGTCCAAAGAATGCGCGCTTGTTTGTCATGTCAAAAAACGGGGTCAACATGTCTGCGGATTCGCGGCTAATGGGCATGTATTTAATAAACTCGTTGGCGTGTTGCATAATGTTGTGAGAATTTTCCGGGTTTTTCTTCATGAACAAGTACATGGACAGTCCGAAAAATCCAATGGTTGCCATTTTTATGTATTTTCTTGCATTCACGGATTCCACCAGTTTAAAATATTTACCGTCATAGTATGTGTTTACAATGAGTCCTGCGGTAATGATAAAAATAATAAATTCAAACTTAAATTTCATAATTATTTTTAATTTAATTTTATTTTATACACTATAAATTAACTATAAAATAATAATAAATATTTTTACTAAATAGTTACTTAACTAAATATTGCGAACTATAATAATATTGCGAACTATAATATTGCGAACTATAATATTGCGAACTATAATATTGTATAAACCTTCAATAAGAAAACAAGAAAACAGAAGAAAAATGATGATAAACGTTGCCGTTGCAATTACTGGAAACGGAGGAATAGGGCTGAAAGGCGGACTGCCATGGCCTCATCTAAAGACCGATATGGCATTATTTTCCAAACGAACGACGGGATTAGGATTTAATGCAGTGCTCATGGGTAAAAATACATGGCTAAGTATTCCGGAGAGAAGAAGGCCGTTGAAAAATAGAACAAATATAATTATTTCTCGTAGCGAATTAGAATTACATTCACATTCAACTTCAACATCGTGTCATGTATTTTCTTCGATATACGATGCTCTCACGCATTGTGAAGCTGCAAAGTATGATGAATTGTGGATTATTGGCGGAAGTGGAATATACAATGAGTTTTTAAACACACACTATGATAAAGTGCATCGCGTATACATTACATATGTTTGTACAAACAATGACAATGACGGTGACAAACATGGTTATGAATGCGACACGTTTATAAAGATTCCACACGAAAGCTACTTGATTGAAGAAAAAATATATAATCCAACTGAAAATTGTTACTATTTGACATGTGTTCATACGGTGCATGTAAATAATGGCGGTGAGATGGAACTATTAGAAGATTTTATAAAGGGTCGCTCGGATGAGAATTCATTTTTCAAGAATAATGATAGTAATAATCTTCGTATCGACAGTTGAGACAATGATTTGAAATAATGTCGCGCAGCATTTCAAATGTTATCATTTTGGGATAAGGTCTTGGATTTGGACTAAATGCGGATAAAAGCAGCGTCATGAGTTTGATATCTGGATAAATATTCGTAGGATTCATTATATCTTGAAGATGGTTTTTTTGAATGTATGCGTCGATTCTGCGCGTGACTTCTGTTCGCGACATTTTTGTCCGACCTGGTTCGCCTAGGAATTCGGCAAGTTGTGGCGTTATTTCACACACGAGTTTTTTACTTTTTATCATCATCGCGAATGATAATGGATGGATTGACTGGATTATAAAATGAAAAATGTAAATGTAAATATTTATTTTCAATTTTATGAATTAATTAATTATTTTACATTCTTTTATTTCGTCTTGTTTTTCTTGTTTGACGTTTACGATTTTTATTTTTATAGTAGGTTTTATTTTTATATTTTTTACTATGTTTGCTTGTTCGTTTCCTTTTTCGTCCTCCGTTTGACGGCATACCGCCTGGCGTCCGATTATTTATTATAAGTGGATTTATTTGTGGTTGTTGTGGTTGTTGTGGTTGTTGTGGTTGTTGTGGTTGTTCGCGCTGTAGCTGTCGCTGTACAGGATTTACTCTGCCATTATTTGCATTTTCCACATCTACCCTTAGCATATCGGGATCGGGTCGCTGGATTAATCCAGCCAATTCGTCATCTGAATCATCAAAATTCATTTTTATTACTTTAAAATATACAAATTATACAATACTATGTATATTTTAAATCGAGATTATTTTATTTTTTTTTAACAACCGGAGTCCATTTATACACTCCATTTTTATCTGCGACCGATTTAAAAAACTTGCCGTTATTTCCTTTTTTGGTTTTATTTTTGCAATCGTTTGCAGCGAATGCGGGAGATGGGCGCGATTTATATTTTTTTTGCGTCTTTTTATTCTTATTATCGCATTTAGATATTTTGGGCATCTTATAAAAATGTGTTAATATTTTATTATTATATTATTACTAAATATTAAATTTAAAATAATAAAAAAAAATTTATTATTTTATTTTTTTATTTTATTTTTTAATAATTTTTTTTAATAATTTTTATACCACAACCTTCGTTTATTATAGTTGCATTTTTCGAAACGTCCGCGTTTTTTCGATGGGTATGTATGCATACGGTTCAATAATTTGAATGCAATGTGAAATTGCGTGTGAACTTGTAGGTTGAAAGTGGAACTGGGTGATTCTGCCGCCATCGTTCACGAATGAAACAAGGTCACTTGCCAAGTATTTTCCAAAATCGTCAGACACGTCCTTTTCCGCGTGTTTGAATTTGTCCATATGGTCGGTATACGTGTCACGCGTAACAATGGAGATACGAGATCCATTCTTCTGTTTCCGCTCTTCTTTTTTGACGCGCATCAAGTATGCCAACAGAATAAACAAGTCGTCGTTTAGCCCAATCGGTGTGATAATGTGAGGGACTTTCTGTAAAATCTCATCCAGTCCTGGAACGTAATAATCCGGGTTGTGTTTATCAGTGCGTGATTTGTGAATGACAACAAGCGGATTGCGGCCGTTTCGCCTGACAATCTGGAGCATGGTGTTCAAATCATCGATGTGTGGAATACCATTTCTAGAAAGCAAAACATTTGCTCCATCAATGATTGCATCGTAATTTGGTGCTTCGTTGAGTTCGTTGAGTTTTTTCAAAACGGGAACATGCTGTTTGGATTTGGATTTATTTTTGGGATTTTTTTCCATTTCAGTAACAATTTTTTGAATGTAGTGTTCGCATCCTTGAAGCGCGTACCTGGATAAACATGGTTCGCATTCGACCAACTCACGTCCGCCTTGACTGTTAGATTGAGAAGAAGAATCGTGCAAAAACTTGCCGTCCAAGTAACGAAACAGGAATGTGAGGCGATTTTCAATCATGAATCGAATGTCTTTGGAATCGAGAAGCGCGGCATCAATGTATCGCGTAAACAAGTGCGCACAGTATTCGGGATCAGGGTTGTAAATCATGAGTGCAAAGTAGTCGCGTTTCATGGAAAGTCGGTCAAACACGGAAGCAATGCGCGCGTCGTCATGTTCCAAAATCGCAAATCGTAGCACCATGGTAATAATGCCTTTTTCTCGCGTCGTGTCAATTAATTCTGCATTCTCATCGAGCAACAAGCGAAACTCGTCCATTTTATTACTTTGAAGTAGCTCGTTCATTCTTCGCTGAAGTTGACCCAGTTCTTTTGCTGACATAGTTGTAGTCCTAGCCATAGTAGATTCTCTCGAAATAAATGGAAACAATGGAAACAATGGAAACAATGGAAACAATGGAAACAATGGAAACAATGGAAACAATGGAAACACTGTAAGATGTAAAAAAAGAAATTATTTTTTCAATTTGTTTTATCTTGCATACATGAGACCGCAATTTCCGCCGACAAATGTCAGCATGTTGAAGCGTTCCTCAAAAACCGTCAAATTATAATTGTAGTCGTAAATTCTCCAGGTTGGTTTATTCACACCAACAGGAACTTGGGTTTCCGGATCGCAAATGGTCAAGAAATTCGCGCTCGGGTCCAGCGGCGGATAGAACGTGGTAAATTCAAGCTCAATCGTTGAAAACTTGCTGGCATTGATTGCGCCAGAAGGTTGAAAATCGCTGGGTTCAGTGTTTAGGCAAAAATTGTAACAATAAAGGCCATCGGGTGCTGAACCGCGGCTGCTGGTATACTTTTCCAGATAGTTGTAAATTCCGGCATCGAGTAAATTCTCTCTGTATTTGCCATCCAATAAAATTCCTAAATTCAAAAGAATGTCTTTTTGGTTTTGAACGCTGAATGGCGGCGTAATAAAGTAGCCGGTATTTTGAGACAAATACGAATTATAACCAGGTCCAAGATTTATAGGATATGCAGGAGTGCATGGATTTGATGACGGAGTCCATGTAATTGGAACTGTCGTTGGGGCCGGCAACAATCCGTCCGGTTTATACCTGTAAGGCCAGTTCGTATAATTTCCCCATTCGTTTCGCAAGTACGCGTCGCTCCTTTGAAAATAAAACATCCAGCTGGCGACCATACCGAGCGTGCTTTGCAGCCATACGCGACGACTGCCGGTGACGTTTTCGAAATCCCATTGATACACGGATTTAAACAAGTACTGTTGCGG